TGGACCAGTTACCCCCAGATTTCCTTGCTGTCCGGTTGGACCAGTTACCCCCAGGCTTCCTTGTTGTCCGGTTGGACCAGTTACCCCCAGGGTTCCTTGCTGTCCGGTTGGACCAGTTACCCCCAGGCTTCCTTGTTGTCCGGTTGGACCAGTTACCCCGAGGGTTCCTTGCTGTCCGGTTGGACCAGTTACACCTTCGTAACCTGTTTTGCCACGATCCCCGGTTGGACCAGTCGGTCCAGTGATACCTTTATTAAAATCACGACGACTATCTTTCTTACAATCACGGTGATGTCTATGCTTCTTATTAGACGACGGCATATAAATTTATTTTACATAAAAATATTTTGCTATATATTTTGATGTGAATACAGTATCGGTTACTATTCTAATCAATGCTTTACAAATGTTATATTATTATATTATAAAAATATAACATATTATTTATGCGATACTATAATCAGGTAGCGAATCAATATCCATAATGGTTTCGGAATCCACTTCGTCTTTTGTTTCATATTGTGAGAACAATGGAAATTTCAATTGTTCTTGTGGAGTATGATGATGGACGGTTCTCGCAATCATTTTATATAATTTAAAATTAGGATAACGTTCTTCGCCATTTTTTTTATATAATACATTTTTACCATTATCATCTAAGCACCAACGATGAATGGTTTTTTGTAATTCATCATATTCATCTTCATTCTCATCATCATCTATAATAAAATCATATATAGAACATCCGAGACGGCATAAATCAAAACTATAATTAGGATCAATGCGCGGTTTATTCTCATTCATAAATGGTTCGCAATTATATTGAGTATGTCCGTCGCCGCCTGCCGCGAAACTATCACTACAATATATTTTTCCTTGGAATTTATAAATACCTCTTCCAAAATCAATAATTTTATATATTTTACCATACGTAGGCACTTTGTATGTTTTATGGTTGAATTTATAATATAAATATTCTTCCTCCGTATTTACATACATAATATTATTGGTATGAAGGTCATTATGTGTAAAATGAAATGTTTTTTGGTAAGTGATTAATGACATCACAATTTGCATCATGGCGCTGGAACCGGTTTCTAATGTTATTTTGCTTTTATCAAATAAATCATCTATGGTACCATCGCATTTTTCCAAACATATCATTTGAACTGGGAAATTATGGATATATGCGAAAATATCTTCTTCTTCTGAACTTTCGGTTTGCTCTTCGTTTGAATCCTCACATGAACTATCTGACTCATCTGCACTATTCGAACTTTCATAAGAACATGTTTCAGAACCATTATCATCGTCGGATTCAGAACCAGAGACAGAATCTGATTCTTTTACTGATTCATCATCATCTGTACTATAATTTGTTTCACTATTATTAGACGAATTAGATGAAGAAATCGAACTGACCGATTTTACCGATTCTGTTTTTTCGTAGACATTTTCTATTATAGTATCACTTTCGATGTTCTCAATACTAATATCCAAATCATCTGTATCTAATTCTAAGACAGAAACATCGGATAATTCGGTTTTATTGGAAATATTTAATTTTAATTTGTTACTACGAGAACCGAAATTCGTAAAATCTACTTTATTGTTAATAAACGGACAAGTGAAATGTTTACCTACATTTTCATTAAAATAAGAGGATGTCTGTAAATATTCCAAATCGTCCATTACATTCATTTTATATTTCTCCTGTAAGCCAACAAATGAACCATAATAATCTAAACCATGAGAGAACTTATGTTCTTGCAGTAATTTGCTGGTTAAAAAACAAAAGAAATTATCTATATAAGATGTGTTGTTTTTATCCAGTAATTTTGGTAGACACTCATTTGTCGTAGTAGTTAATGAAGGTAATGTGCGTATTTTATCATCATCGATATTATATTTACCAATCATATATCGGATAGGGTCTAACAAAGGTCCAAATTTAATGAATATAGGTTTTTGCAAAGTGGTTTTATCTTCGTATTGATAAACTTCGTTTAAAGTAGAAATATGATATTTATTGTTTAAAGCAATTTTATTATAATTGTTCTCGTTTAAATCAAAGAAATCGTTATAAATTGGATTATAATTTTGCAATTTTGTAATACGAAACGGGTTATATTCAATAACTGAATCTTCAAAGCAATGACTTTCATAATTATCTTCTAAATGTTTTAAATTGACAAGATTTATTTTAGAATAATTTATTCTAAATTTGGTAGATTTGTTCTCGGACATGAGCCTATATGGTATTTTTTAATATAATAATATGTGGTTTTGAACTAATGTAGGGAAACCAAGGTTTCCCCTACGACCCCTTCCTTTTATCCAGGGAACCTAATCCAGGGAACCTACGGTTCCCTTGGACGAACCCTCCCTTTTGGTGTTATTTAGGATAAAAATAAAATCAAAACATACTAAATGTTATAATTAAGGAAAAATAAGGTGTCGTCCGAGGGAACCGTAGGTTCCCTGGATTAGGTTCCCTGGATAAAAGGAAGGGGTCGTAGGGGAAACCTTGGTTTCCCTACATTCGTTAGGTTCTCAATAATAAAAATATCTTTATCATATAAAATATGACATTAGAATTAAAAAAATTTGATATGAGGTCTATTACATTTAAACCGGATGAAAATAAAGGTCCAGTTATTGTTATGATCGGTCGTCGTGATACTGGTAAATCTTATTTGGTACGTGATTTATTATTTTATCATCAGGACATACCCATTGGTACTGTTATATCCGGAACAGAAGCTGGTAACGGTTTTTATGCCGCTCATGTACCTAAACTATTTATTCATGATGAGTATAATACAGTGCTTATTGAGAACATTTTAAGACGACAAAAAGCCGTTTTAAAACAAGTGAATAAAGAAATAGAAAGTTTCCGTCGTTCAACTATTGACCCTCGTGCCTTTGTTATTTTAGATGATTGCTTATACGACCAGTCGTGGACTCGTGACAAAATGATGCGATTACTCTTTATGAATGGTAGACATTGGAAGGTAATGTTGATCATTACTATGCAGTACCCGCTTGGTATTCCACCAAATCTCCGCACCAATATAGATTACGTTTTTATTTTAAGAGAACCATATTTAAATAATCGTAAAAAAATCTGGGAAAATTATGCGAGTATGTTTCCCACATTGGAATCCTTTAGTGCAGTCATGGACCAAACCACCGAAAACTATGAATGTCTGGTAATAAATAACAACGCCAAATCTAATAAATTACACGACCAAATTTTCTGGTACAAAGCAGAAGGTCACCCAGATTTCAGGTTGGGTTCCAAAGAATTCTGGGAAATATCAAAAGGTATGGGTTCAGACGATGAAGATGACGCTTATGACCCAAGTAAATCAAAGAAGAAGACCGGACAAACCATCAATGTTAAGAAAACAAAGTGGTAAATAAGGAGGTGCATGAAAAATAAACACCCTTTCATTTTATACAAAGGGTGTGTGTTAAAATAAAAACACCCTTTAATTTTTCAATGTAATAAATATAATCCAATCAATCAATCATATCCTTTTGGTCGTTTAAATATCCGTCTGTATAATACTTATCAATGCGTTTTCTGGGAACAATTGATATATATATGTAAATATCATTTAAAAATTTAAATAAGTCAAACGATTTATCATAAGGAGCAAATCTATAAAAAGTACAACCAGTATTACGTGATATATATGATTCTCTTATTTTATCTGCTTCTATATTTGTAGGATGTAGATGTTGTGGTTCATCGCATTCAATTGCCAATTTATATTCTGGAAAATATAAATCTATTCTATAATTTCCTACTCTGTATTGTGGAACCATAACATGTCCGTCAAAAGTTTTTAAGATACACGATATTGTATCAGTCTCAATGGATAAACAATATTTTGACAGAATATCTACATCAATGTTTTTCGCAAAATCAATACAACTATTTTTTCTACTTCTTGTTAACAACGTTAATAACGATTTATACGTAATATAACTTACTTTTTGATTTCCACCATTTGTTGGTTTATTTATATACTTCTTTTCTAAATTTCTAATGACCCCTCTAATGTTACACATATTCAATATTTTGCCAATATCACTCACACAATATAATGTATATGGCGGTTCATTGTTTATGATTATATCACATTCGTATTTATCTTTAATTTTATTCGCGATGTTTACTTCTTCCTGAAAAATTGTATTTTCCATTTATAATATATACCTTTATTTCTTTTTATATAGTTATTTCAATTAACTATATAAATTCCTAAATTATATTATTTTCTAATTCTTTTTGTTTCTTTTTTTCTTTTTGTTTTTGATATGCTCTTTTTGCGTATTCTTTTTTTTTATCACTTGACAATGACGCATAATAATTACTTTTTTCCTTATATTCTTTCACTCTTTGTTTATGTAATTCTTTATTTTCTTCATAATAAATTTTATTTCTTAAAGGAGCAGTATATTTTTTAAGATGTTCTTTTGTTTCTATTAATTCATTTTTTAATTTTTCATTTTCTTCCTTTAATATTTGGTTTTCCTTAATGAGTTCTTCTGTAAGCATTATGCTAATATAATAAAATATTTTTATATGTTTTACATCTATTTACATTATTATCAACGGAACTCAATTGGTACAAACTGTTTTGGGTATATTTGTTTTTATCGTTTAATTCCTCCCTTTTTTACTATTATCCTATTGTATACATCAAATGGAGTACACATATTTATTGATAAATGCGAATGATTGGGAAGATATGGTTATCATTGTAACAGAGGAAGAAGCAATACAAGCGTCAATGAAATATCCAAATAGTAGAGTGGAGATATTTAGTAAAAACGCTGATATCGGATATTCACCCACATACAATTACTATAAAAATGGAGAACTTTACAAATCATAAAATATAAAAATGCAAAATTTATATTTTATTTTCCATATTCGCACACATACAATACATTCTCAGCCATCTAATAAAAACTAAATCGCGTCATCCACATATTATATTCCCGAAACTTAACCACGGAACCCTTTTTTGAACCCTTTGGGTACAATTTGTTGTTGACTTTTGGTTCCGGTACGTCATGGTTTGATTCGTTTTCTATGTCCGAATTCCTGTTGATTTTTTGAAATATTATCATTTCGCGAATCATTTTTATCGTAATGACGGTTCGTATTTTCGCACGGTGCTTCCCCATCATCAAAAAAATCGGCTAAGCATGCACGCCGATAAATTTTCGGAGTATCATCCAACAGAGGGATAATTTTTGAAATCTCCGACATTATATATAACAGCACTTCTATTATTTAACTATTATTTCGTATACATATATTATTTTCTATATAATACATTTATTAGAACCATTCTATTCAACCACTCACGAGTCATTTGATTCCACATGATGGACCCCTACAATATTATAGGAAGGACTAAATACATAATGTGTGTTTTCAACAATATTGGTGGTTTCATCTATATCCATATCTGTATTTTCATCGTCATCTTCATCACCCTCTGCCTCTCTTTCTATTAATTCTCTTCCCGAAATTATTTCTTCCTCACTATCGCTTTCGTCGTCATTATCATCATCATCTTCGTCCGTATCACTAAACTCATCGTCGTAATATTTCACCACATTCAAATGACTATTCATAAAATTATCCTCCTCATCATGATGATAGGATTTACACAAGCAATTGTAAGAAACGATGTATTTTTTTTTAAACGTAAAACTAAAATCTGTTTTATCCAGAATCATTCGTTTTCTACCAAAATTTTTATTATATTTTACAAATTCTTTTAATTTAATATCCAACATCATATCTGCTTCATGTTTTTTATTTGTTTCTGTAGTATACTTCGTATGTAAATATAAATTCAAATAGGGTTTCAATACATTTACTAATGTATCAGTGGGGAAATTTTTATGTATTTTTATTTTTTGGGTATAACGATTACTAGTTAGCATGCTAATACAAAGAACTCGCAATTTGTTATTCGGAGTTACTTCTAAATATTGTCGTATTGCGTATTCCCGTATATTATCCTCATTATCATTCTTAAATGTTGTCAAATTAAAATTCGCTAAAAAAAAGGCGTGAAATAAAGTTGGCATAATAATCGGTCGACTTTTCATAAAAAAATAAATATTATATAAATCCGCTTTGTTGAACGGCATGTTATTATATGGATTTTTACATGCTTTTGGCTCAGCAAAAAAGTAGTAAGTATTTCCCAAAGATGTATTCAATAAATTCACTAAATCAGATATTGTAAACAAATATCGTTTATTATTTTGAAGTAAAACCATCACATTTTTATCCGTTTCTTGAATCGGATTTAAAAATACATCATGACTGATTTGTATTTGAGAATGTCGCAATTTATAATTTCTAAAGAATCGGGTAATAATGAAATATTTTTTCTGTATGATTTGGAATAAATCAAAAAAATCGGTTTTCTCTTTTTCTGCCATAAATGGATTATTCAATACACTTGACAGAAATTTGAATTTATTTTTATAATTAAACAACTCATTATTCGCGATTAATTGGGCGAATAAATACATTACTGTTTTGTTTTCATTATGCATAACACTTATATGAAAATTTCGCCAATAATCCATATAAATCTCTGGTTCATTGAAATCTAAATTATAAATTAAAACTAATTTATCAATTATTTTTTGTATTAATATTTTGAATAAATGCATTAAATATATAAGCATAATTAATTTTATATATTTTTATATAATTATATTATTATTTTGAACTCATTCATTGTATTATTTTTATAGTTCCTGTGCTTGTTCCTCTTCCACATCTTCTACGACAATTGTTTCTTTTTGACGGTCCAACTCTTTTTGCAGTAACAATTCATTATGTAATTTCATACTTTCTGGTTCTGCTACCTCACGCTCATCAAAATCAACCATATCCTTTACACCAATCAAATTGCCTTCTTCGTCCATTGTTTGGGTCAACACATTACCCGATTTTTCAGCTAACTTAATGTTTTCTTCAATTGCCTTCTTCTTGGTTTCTTTGATACGTTTTTCAAATTCTTGTTTGGCTTTTTCCTCATTCTTCACCTTTTCTTGGTGTAATTGGTTCAATTCTTCCTCCATGAATTCTACCCGACCAGTCTTATAAGCATCAGGGTCCCATGGAATCCACATACCGATTGGACCGACATAAATATCGTGGTTTGGGTCGTATTCGCGTAACTTTTTACAACGAAGTTCGGCTTCGTCTTGTGATGGGAATACGCCACGAATTTTCAAACCTCGGACGGATGTTTGGAAGGAATGTTCGCGATTGAATTTTTCATTTAGGGCATCTTCTTGTTTATCCAAGAAATTCTTATAATCATCTTCGGTTGAATTTTCTTTTAGTTTGGTTTCTTCTTCTTTGGCAAATTCGTTAAAATCATTTACTAATTCCTCAATGTTTAGATTATATTTATAAGAAGCGTAGTGTAAAAAATCATTAAATTTTGTCATTGATTTCACAAAATCCCATTGTTTTACAAATTGGTCGAATAAATAGGTTTCTCGTTTTTTAAGGATTTTTTCCGGGGAAATAAAAGACATACATGCGAATTTTTGTCCGGCAATAGGGGCATCTTCATCACATAAATCAATGTATTTAGGATTTGGTTGTCCGTTTTCCAATGTTTTTCTTTCAAAAGAAGTCATTTTATATATTTAAACGAAAATTATTGTTTAAGTGTTTTATTCATTATATTATTTTATTTAGGATGTTTTTTTTTGTTTTTCTAATATATAAATTAAATGAACGGTTTAATTGACATGTCCGAATTAGTAAAACGCATTATCAAATACCTTGTTCTTGGTATCTTTGTTGCCATTGTTGCCATTGTTATTCCAAAGAAAAGTCTTCCAGTTGAAGAAGTATTGGTTTTAGCACTTTCTGCTGCTGCCACATTCAGTATCTTAGATGTATTCATCCCAAGTATGGGTGATAGTTTGAGAACAGGTGCCGGTTTCGCACTTGGTAGTAATTTGGTGGGTGGTTTGAAGATGGTCGGCGTGTAATCCAGGGAACCTACGGTTCCCCCGGACGCCCCCCTCCCTTTGTAGGGAAAATGTCTTAACATAATTTATTATATTTATAATAAATTATCTAGAAATATTTAAAAAGTTACATCGGAAAAGGAAGGGGTTGTAGGGGAAACCTTGGTTTCCCTACAAAGGGAGGGGGCGTCCGGGGGAACCGTAGGTTCCCCGGATTACACGGAAGCGAAAAATTCCCAATCCAAATCTTTACATACTTTCTTCCATATCATATCCTGTTCCAATTGCTTTTCCCGATCTTTCATCATTGGAATATACGGTAAATACTGGGTCTGGTCCAATAAAACACATAATTGATACAACGTATAGGTATAATTGAAAAAATTGGTACGATTTGCCGGACAATGTGTCGCCCATGGTTTCTGTATTTCTATAAACAATACACACAGCGTCTCATGTAATTCTTCATTCATAATGGGTGGTTTAATGCCAAAAATAGAATTGATATATTGAATATGTTCGAAATATTTATTCAAACCCAATTTACGCAATATATCACGCATTTTATCATAATTTATTAGAGACATATCCGTAATACGTTCTTTAATAATACGGGCACGTATTGCTTCAATGACTTCCTCCGGTATTTGGGTCGTTTCTTTGGCTTGAAACTGCGATAATATTTCTTTAAAATGATTTAATCGAATATAAGCAGTATACGAAACTTCATTCGGTGGTTCTTTGTTGGTTGGTTTTGAACTATCAATGATATACGTAATATATTTACCACATTCATTATTATTACAGATTAATATACCTTCATCTTCTTGTGGTATCAGTTCGCCTTTTCTACATTCTTCGCAAATATCCGATGGAATAACATAGTCTTGTATATTAATGACTTCGTTATTCACATTACGCCAATAATTTTGGAATATTTTTTTAGACTGACTATATTTTTCATTATTTAAATCCGAAGTTTCATCCGATTTACCTTTTATTTTGAAAAACGAATTGAGGATTTTTACATTTTGGTTATTATCCCCAGATGAAATCTTCTTTTTCTCTTCAAAATAATTGAATATATATTTTGAATTATCCAATAGATACTTCTTTTTTTCTTGTTTCAATTCCTTTATTTTGGATTTAATATCCAAAATTTTATCGCGAATTTCCATATAAGCATCTATTTGATGGTCTTGTAATGTGGGAATAATTGCCTTTAACCGCTCTTTTTCTGCTAATAAACGAGGGATTGTTTCGGTTTCATTTTCGTGGAATAGGTTTAATAATTCAGTATGTTTTTCATCTATGGTATTTATTTGTTTAGGAGGTGGAGGAGGTTTTTTTTGGAGATTTTGGTTCATGGATACTATTTTTATAGTAAAGTGTTTATATATTTTAGTTGAATATATACAAATTTATATCGTAAAAATCGTTATTTTCGTATATAAAACTATTATATACCAGAAATGTGTGATGAAAATATTTCTACCAAAATATATTTAGAAACTACCAAAAATATACAAATGGACCGGAAACAATTTCAAAAAATGATGTTTATTACCAATGCATTAGATAATGGTTGGACGGTTAAAAAACGAAATGATAAATATATTTTTACAAAGAAACATGAGAACCAACGTAAAATTTTTCAAGAAACATATTTAGAGGAATTTATTATTCAAAATTGTCAAACCAATGTGAATGTTGGGTTGTAAGTTTGTATCCATAAATGACATAAAGATAATATGTCATTTATGATATCATGCCAGATAAGAAAAAAATAGAGAAGTTTGAAATCGAACGTAATGCGATTTATGAACGGTTAATGAATATGCTGAATTACCATGAGGACAACTCATTTACATTAGAAGAATTAGATAAAAATACCGAATTACAAAATCAAATCATGGAGCTGACAGATGATATCCGTAAATATTATTCGGCAAGCGGGTGTCGTGGTTGTCGTGAAGAACGCGGATCTAAAAGACCCTTTATGAGTATCATACGATACATTGTTAGACAACATCATAAAACATTATATTCTACGGAAATTGCCATTCCATTGGGTGATAATAAATATAAAAAAACGACCAAATATAAAATTTTCTAATGGAAATTATCATAATACAAATGTACGACTTCTATTGTTTTGTCGGTCGGATTACTAGACCAATATTCTATTTGGGTCTTCAATGTTTCTAATCGATTATTCCATTCGTTATTATTGTCTTTATTGATAATAAAGATACCATTTTTGTTTGACCTCCAACAAGACTTTATCAATTCATTTTTCATTGTAACATATGAATCTGGATTAAACCTTATAAATACCAATGGACGATGCCCTATATCTTGGGAAATTTCCATCAGTCGTTTATTTTCACAAGTACAATCATAACCAATATGCTGGTTTTCGTCTACTTCTATTATAACTACTTGAAACCCCAAATCTAATAATAAATCGGGGCGTCTTTTAGAACAACCATCTTGTACTTTTTTATCAGAAATCCATGTAAATTGTGGAAAATGATTCAAAACAAAATCAACGACATTTCTTTCCTTTGTTTTATAATTTCGTGTCACTGGTTTATCCGGAAATAAATTTACATAACAAAATAAACAATACCCATCATATTTATTAGTTCTTACCTGAATGTTACACCATTCTGATTGACAAAATCTACACATTTTATTTACCATATTATCTAATTTATGTATTAAACAAAATCTTACTTTTGTTTCGTTATCGTAATTATATACAGCTCGTAACCCACAAGTAATATATTCGCATTTATCATGTTTTACATCTATCATATCGTCTAATTTATGTTCTATGCAATACATAGGTTTTTCTTCGCCTTCGTAATTATATGATGGAGATACCAAGCAACCTTCTTCTTTGCATTTTCTATGTTTTCCATCTATCATTCCATCCAATTTATGAGTAGTGCAAAAACGACAATGAGTATCGGTATCGTATTTATATGATGGAGATATATGGCATCCGTCAAATTCGCATCTACTATGTTTTATATCAATCATTCCATCCAATTTATGAGTAGAACAAAAACGTCCGGTGGTTTCACCTTCTATATTGAATTGCGCGATAATATTACAGTCTTTATCTTCACAACGTTTACCTGTAACATTCACCATTCCATCTAACTTATGTTCTATACAATATAGACCTTTCTTTTCATTTGGAAAATTGTATATCGGACTGGTATAACATTTCACGCCATCTATGCCTTTACATCTTTTTAATGTTAAATTCAACATTCCTTCTTTTGCATGTGTCATACAATATTTGGGTTTTCCATTTGGTAATCCAAATGTTGCACGGTTTCCAATACACCCGTTTTCTTCACAACATTTGTCTATTACGTTTACCATACCGTCGGTTTTATGACCGCTACAAAACCGACCTTTCTTTTGTCCGATAACATTGAAATATGCCGCCTTACCACACCCAGATTCGCATTTTGTCATTGTCTTATTATTCATAAAGAATTATTTTTATGTCATTTATCGAATATAATAATTTTGAGTGGATCCGATCATTATTACAAATGCCGAATTTATCGCAGAATGCCTAAATATTTTACGAACCAAGATTTTGATTCATTTATGCCTCTACAAAGTAATTTATTTTTGAATTTATTTGAATTTATTTTGAGTTACATGAAAGAGGGATGAATATAAAAATTCCGAAAAATTAATTTTAATTTATAGTAGACAAAATATGTATTTTAATTCATTTCATTTTTATTTAGCAATTTCTTCTGAAATTATTTTCTCTGCATATTATATAAAGCATTAACCGGTACAATGGGAGGAGCTTTGATGCAACTAGTCGCTTACGGCGCACAAGACGTTTTTTTAACAGGAACCCCAGAAATCACATTCTGGAAGGTATCATACCGCAGACACACCAACTTTGCTATGGAATCCATCGAACAAACCTTCTCAGGTCAAGCTGATTTCGGTCGTAGAGTAACATGCACAATCTCCAGAAATGGTGATCTTGCATACAGAACATACTTACAAGTTACTTTACCAGAAATCAACCAATCCATGAAAACCTCAGGAACTGATGGTGTTTATGCTCGTTGGTTAGACTTCATTGGCGAACAATTAATCGCCCAAGTTGAAGTTGAAATTGGTGGTCAACGCATTGATCGTCAATACGGTGATTGGATGCATATCTGGAACCAAGTTACTCTATCATCCGAACAACAACGTGGATACTTCAAGATGATTGGTAACACCACCCAATTAACATACATCACTGACCCAGCATTCGCATCAGTTGCTGGTCCATGTGCCTCATCAGGAGGTCCATCCCAAGTCTGTGCCCCAAGAAACGCACTTCCAGAAACCACTCTATACATTCCATTGTTATTCTGGTTCTGCCGCAACCCAGGTCTTGCTCTTCCATTGATTGCCCTTCAATACCACGAAGTTAAAATCAACTTAGATATTCGCCCAATCGGTGAATGCTTATGGGCTGTTAGTACATTGAACTCATCATCTGGTTCAACTGTCTCCGTCTCATCTGCCTACCAACAATCCCTAGTTGCTGCCTCCCTATACGTTGACTATATCTTCCTTGATACTGATGAACGCAGAAAGATGGCACAAAACCCTCATGAATACTTAATCGAACAACTTCAATTCACTGGTGATGAATCAGTCGGTTCATCATCCAACAAAATCAAATTGAACTTCAACCACCCATGTAAAGAATTAGTCTGGGTCGTCCAACCTGATGCCAACGTTGATTACTGCTCTTCCCTTGAAGCCGGTTCAATCTTATACAAGACATTAGGCGCCCAACCATTCAACTACACTGATGCCATTGATGCCTTACCAAATGCAATCCATGCATTCGGTGGTCCAGCTGAAACCTCAGGAACTGAAGCTTTCATCAACGCATCCGGTCTATTCCAAATGGCAGGTGCTATTGATGCATCTGGTATCAACTCTGCTATGGATTGGAACAATGTCCCATTCGCTCCAAGTTCAAACACTGGTTCATCCCTATCTGATGCTGGTACATTCGTATTAGCTGAAACCGCACTTGACATGCATTGTTGGGGCGAAAACCCAGTTGTAACTGCTAAATTACAACTTAACGGACAAGACCGTTTCTCTGAACGTGAAGGCTCATACTTCGACGTCGTCCAACCATTCCAACACCACACCCGTGCCCCAGATACTGGTATCAATGTTTACTCATTTGCTCTTCGCCCAGAAGAACACCAACCATCTGGCTCATGCAACTTCTCCAGAATTGATAACGCAGTTTTACAACTTGTTTTATCATCGGGTGCTGTTGCCGGCACTGCCACTGCTAAAGTCCGTGTGTACGCTGTAAATTATAATATTTTAAGGGTCATGTCGGGAATGGCTGGAATTGCTTATAGCAATTAAGCGAACTAATCCGCTGCATATATGCTTTGATATAAATAATAAATTGATTTGTATAAATTATATATATATCAATTATATCGTGCGGTATTTCGCAATTTCTTTTACACGCATTTGTTTGTATTCTTCGTCACCATATTTTTCTTTAATTATCTTATTTTGTTCTTGTTTAAATAAATCATTTGTTTTCTTAATTTCTTCTATTGATTTTTTTGTTCTATTTTGTGGAATATTAACATATTCAGAAAGATTATTTAATGAAAAATTATGATTTTTATGTTTCTCATAAATTAATAACAATTTATTTATAAAATCATTATAGTCGTAATCTCGTTTCATAAAATTACATTCACTGCAACATGCATTTATATTATCTAACACATATCCTTTTTTGCTATCCATTCTATCTATGCCATTTGTATGATTTTCATTATTTTGTTTACCACATAAAAAACAAGCATTTTGAATAATATCGTTATAATCTTCTTTTGTAATGGAAAAATCTAATTGTTTTTCTAACGCGCGAGATTTATATCTATAATATGGTAAACATTTATGATTCGGAAAACATTCAGGATAAAGATTACCATTTATTCTATTTTGATATGTTAATGTGTGTTCTGCCCGTTTGATAAATACGTCAATACTTAATGATGCTTTCATGTAATTACACATTTTACAACATGCAACACAATTATCTAATATATAACCTTTCTTTGAATCTATGCGATCAATCCCATTTACAAAATCAGAATTTTTGTATCCGCAATAAAAACAATCATTATTTACAATAGAGATAAATTCATCAAACGACAATTTGAATTCTAAACATCTTTCTAAACATGATTTTTGATAAAGCCTAAATTTTTCATTAATATTCGTCCTCGCCAATTCATTCCGGTGGTCTTTATCACGTTTCAAATCTTGTCTTTTATTGTCATCTCTACATATCTTACATGTTTTTGTTTCGGATATAGCAACGCCAATAAACATCTCCATCGGGCGTTCTATACAACAAATAGTACATAATTTACTTTCTCTAATACGATTCTCAAGAACATTCTCATTATACTGTTGTTTTGCTTTATTACGCCGTTCATTATCTTTGTTCCTATCTTTTTCTAAACATACCGAACATTTACTGAATTTATAATCTAATTCCAATTGGCTTCGGCATCCCCGAATAACATTATAACAAAGTTTTTTATTCAACGCCTTTGTTTCGTCTTCAAATATACATAATTGATGTTTATTGCAATATTTATTTTCTTCTGAACGTTTGAATTTACATCCTTGTTTTCCACATAAAATAACTTGTTCTCTATATTTCAGAGCATTCATTTTACTTTGTTCCCTGCACCTATTGCATACTTTCCGTCCATTTTCCAAATAATAAGACTTTTTACAAGTACCACATATTTTCTGATTCGCCAACATCTCCTCTGAATAATCATTCATATATTGATGAAAAATACAAAATCTACTTTTATCCAAACCATAATTTCTACATTGATTTGAGTTTCTATCTATAGCCAAACAATTCGCCATTTTATATATATTATATAGAGATATTATTTTTAAATAATTTACGAAAGTTAATTATTTAATTATTTCTAAATATTTTGTATTTCATTGTTTTTCTTATAAGTCCATTTTCATATTTTATACAATAATCATTAATTTCAATATTATAATTTTGTTTCCGTAAAATACTTCTAACAATATTCAAATAAGGGCGCTTACAATCAAAATTAGGTTTGAATGATGATATAGTAGAACAAGCAAAGCATTTTTGTATTTCTTCTTTCATACCTAATATTTGATTTTGTTTTTCAATATCGTTATCTAAATCACATAATAAAAATGTATTGTCTTCACCTAATTGTAATATATTTATTAATTTATTACAAATATCTTCTCTTTCCGTTTGATATTTTTCACTTAACTTTATTCTCATTATATAAAGTTAAGCATTTTATTTTTAACTCGTTTTGTCTTATTTTTCTTTTTAGTCGTATTCGCGTTGCATATAATTACATGGATATCGCATAATTATACACATCCTGCAAGTAATTCGGTCGCCTCCATTTCCAATTCTTTGGCTTTTCTCACTTTTTCTTTATGATTTAAGTAAGCAGTTCTCGCATATTGTTTCTTTTTCTCCTGAGATATACTCGCGTAATACTTGACCTTTTCCGCATATTCTTTATTGCGCTGTTTAATTTCTTCTTTATGATTTTCATAAAACTTTTTACTTCTTTCAGGTGCGGTATATTTTTTTAATTTTTCTTTCAATTCTCTTACTTCATTTTCTAATTCCAGATTTCGTTTTTGTAATTCTTCCAACTCCATATTCTATATTCTATTATACCAAGCAATTTTTATATAATTTTTTAGTTGACATTATATAAAAAATATCAGACAATTTATGTGAATGGAGTTATGACAATAGGAGTTATTCCTGAAACTGCATACCAATAATTAATCGCATTATCATCAAATGCTTTAAAATCACTTCCATCAGTAAAATGAATCATCATGTAGCCCGCTTTATATATAGACTGCGCTTCATTGGAAATGGGTAATGTATATATAATATAATTTATTAATTTGTTAGTTATTGGATTACCATCTGTATCATTCGCATAAACAGTGCCTTCCGCGTTTGTATAAATATTTACATAAACATGAGTGGTTTCAGATTTAGCAGTAGCAAAATCCGCGAAAAAATTAGCAAACTCACCTTTCAAATCAAACTCTCGAATTTTTACGATCATTATATATTTTGGTAATACATTTCTAAATTCGTGCATTTTGCTGAGTGATACTAAGATTAAACATACTGTTTACGATTGTAATGAATTGTAAAAATATAAAATGCTTTATTTGGAAATTCACATTTAGAAAAATATATTTACAATATATAAAATGTCTTATAAAGAAGGTCGATTTTCACCATATAACATAAACAATCCTGCATTTGTCCCAGAGGACAATGAATATGGTAAACCAATAGATACTAACAAAACGGAAAAGGCAAAATTGTTTACAGAATGTCTAGAAAAAATATATAATAATAGTCTCATAGTAGTACATTATAAACATGTATATTTAAGTAGAAGATGTTATGCCATAGGTATACTCAACAAAACGGATAAAAAATTCAATTTAACAAATGTAACATTGATAAATGAATCAACGGATCATTCAAGTATAGAAATTGGCGACACTGTAAGAGCATTCATTAAATATGATAATATTTTGGAATTATATGTGAAACAAATTAACAGTGATAAAGATATACTTAATTTACAACCAACAAACATACACCACACAACAAATAGGTGGTTTCCTTATATGAATGCTCGTATAGATATAATGAAAGACAACTTAAATATTGATTCCCAAGAGAACATTTTTGATAGTGAGAATTATTATAAAATTTATTATGTCGAACCAAGACAAAAGGAAGATGATGATAAACGTGGACGAGTAATAAAATCATCTAACACATCACAGGTAGGAAGAAAATATAAAGGAGGGAAAAAAACCAAAAAATCACAAAAACAAAGAAAAAGTAGAAAAAACAAATCCAAATAAATATCAACCCCAGTAAAATAAGTAACCCGTAAAAGTTACTTATTTTTTCATATACAAATTACATTGTTATTTTACAATTCAAATAATCATACCCACCATAATCCCTGATTTCTGCTTCCATCTTATAGTTTGTTTCATCATCCATATTTTTGGTAATTTTTTCAATATATTTATTCAAATCTATTAAAGCGCCAACTCTATCAAAACTATTCATAATATTTTCGACTTGTATATCAATATCCTGACCGTTATCAAAATGCCCTGATACATTACATGCTAATTTCATTAATAATAAATTTTTATTCATATATTTGAATAACGAGTCATTTTTCTTCATATAACAAATAATAAAGAAGAATGCGTTTCCGAGAATTGTCGAATCATTCACTATAAAACGTTTATGGTGTTTATCATTTTGTTTTATACCAGATAATAACATCCATATATCATCACTATTCGTAGCACAGTATTTTTCACAAAAATTTGACAATTCTTTTTTGAATGATTCTTCTTCACATTTTTCTAATACTAAATGTAAATATCTGGTAAAAGTGGTTGACCGAATACTATTCGCACTATCAAGAAGTATATTTGGCAATGTAGTTTGTATTTCCATATGAATGATTAAGACAATATAATTTATAGTATAAGTGATTCTTTGTTTGGATATTGTGAATTTAAAAATATGCAAATAATTCAATTTTTCATATTTATAGCAAAAGAGTATAAAAAATAATTCGTATGTTCTCATACAAAGAAAAATGTCTTTATATTGTGCTTCCAATTTAAATACACAAAATGATTTATTAATGAAAAATTTAACCGATTTTTATAACAATCATGAGAACCTGAATAAAATGATGCGTATTATTAATGGTGAATCCAAAATATCACTACGCATCGTAGATTGGTTTGTAACCAACTATGCCAAGAAATATTATACTATATATGAATTACCGGTATATAAAGGTTCTCCTGAAACCATGCGATTCAAAGTATATAATGATTATAAGTTAAAATTAAAAGCGTATAGCAAACGCCGATTTGATCCTTTTTGTAGATGGGAACGAATTAGTATTCCATATGATAATGAAAAATTAATGGAAACTACCATCGGTCAATTAAACTTTTTCAAATGGGCGATTGAAAATAATATTATAGATTTTATTGAAACAAATTACCAAACCATTGAGAACGATATGAATCATCGTAATAGTAATTCAAAGAAAAAACAATCCCCTGAGAATTTGGCAACAGTTGAGAACGATAATTCAAAGACACGCAAAAAAAGAGAGGAATTATCTATCTCTGCATGCAAATGTATTAAAAAGGAAGATGTGAAAATTATTGTCAAATTTAATTAAAGTCATACCATTCTAAAGATGAAATATAATATATTTATATCAAATATATTATACATCCCAAACGGTCTATAAGTTTTCCAATTCACTCAAGACAATATATTTGGCTCCTTCTTTTACTTCTAATGATAAAAACATACCAATGAGAGCTTCCATAAAATAATATGAATTGTATATATCCGTATCTTCAAAAATATTGATTCTCACTCTTACATAGTAATAATTTGATATAAAATAAAATAATTTTTCAAATTTTCCTTTGGATATCATAAATGTCATTGTTTTTATCAATTTATTTTCTAAAACATCATCTAAAGTATAATTTGTATTAAATAACCTGTTATAACAAGTCAACCCAGATTCAATCTTGATTTGATTTCCATGTACGGAATATCCTTTATGTATAATATTATGTGCGCCTGAAACGCGAGTTTCTTTATCGTAAGGATAAAACCCATTTACATATATAGTTTTGAAATCAAAATCATGCATGGTTATAAATTTTATAATAGAAAGTAGTTTACTCGTAATTTTCGTATAATGTTTTCCAAAACCAATATATTCATATTTTTTATATTCTTTACTGAAATAAAGATGGTATAATAAAGACGCTTCTTTATGTTGTGCTTTTTGTAAATTCGCTTCAAAGCATGAAAATTCATTTTCGTATAATATTTTATATTCATTCGTAGCTAATATATCTTTATAACTATACAATGTAATTTTATTTTTGTCTTCTTCTGTAGGTAAATCTAAATTCATTTCCTCTATAACGGAATTCGCATCAAATGCTAAAAAAAACTGTATAGGCAATGGGTCCATAATAATATATACATAGCATATTATTCTTTTTATTATATTTTTTCCATAAATTTACTAATTAAATTATGCCATATATTGGTTTTATCATATTCTTGGATATCATAATCATCATCTGTATCATCTGTTGTTGTTGAATTACCATCATTTTTTATATCATAAATGTAGTGTTTTATTTTTTCTAACCATTCATTGCTTTTATCATGTATATCGTCAAAATCATATTTTACGTCTTCATTCGCATCAATGATTAAAATATTTTCTGTATCACACAACCATTCTTCATGATATTTTTTACACTTTTCTAAATAATTTAATGATACACTTTCTTCGCCTTCCCTACTACGTTTTTTTACTCTATCATAACAAACTTTGGCGTATGTATTCAAATAAACTATTCCATACAATTCAAATTCATCACGATATTCACTATAAAACTTCAAATATATTTTATAATTTATTTCATCGATTAATCCATCGTCATATAACATTTTGGCAAATATATTTCGGTCGGCTTCCAGTGAACGTTCACATACAATGACTTCACAATTCGGATTTTCTTTTATCGTATTTCGTAACATCGATAAACGAGTCACGAAAGCCATGACTTGAAAGGAGAATGAATATTTACTTGGATCTGCATAAAATTTTGCCAAAATACTTTCACCCTTACTATCGGTAATACTTTGCCAAATATCAACCGGTTCGCGAATGAATATGACAGAAGAATCATTTTTATAATATTTTTCTAAATTGCTAATGAACGTTGTTTTACCAGCACCAATATTACCTTCAATAGAAATGATTTTAGGAACAGTCATTTTGTAGAATGATTATGAGAAATATAAATTTATATCATTTATATCATTTTAGATTCATAATTTCAATTTTTTATCATTTATAAATATAAGTGTTTACATACAAAATGGATTTATATGTTCTCTTTATCATAATCTTTATACTGTTATTATTGATATACGCATATTTTAATGATAGAGCAAAAATAAAAAATGAAAGAGTAGAAACCAGTGAACCAAATGTAATACCCAATGTTATTTATCAAACCTGGCATACGAAAGACCTACCTCCCAACATGCAAAAATGCGTAGACAAATTGAAAAGAGAACATCCCGATTATGAATATCATTTATATGACGATACTGATTGTCGTAATTTTATAAAAGATAATTTCGATAGTTCCATATTACACGCATTTGATACGTTGATACCCGGCGCATATAAAGCCGATTTATGGCGCTATTGTATTTTATATAAAAAAGGAGGTATCTATTTGGATATTAAATATCAATGTGAAAATGGGTTCTCATTTCGCCAATTAGAAAAAAATAAAGAATATTTCGTATTAGACCGTCCAGGATTTTGGAAACAAAAGAAACATGGAATATATAATGCGTTTATGGTATGTAAACCCGGCAATAAAACTCTATTAAATTGTATATATAAAATTTCGGAAAATGTCTATCGCAGATTTTACGATTTCAACCAATTATATCCAACTGGACCAGGTTTGTTAGGAGAACTTTATTTTCATAAGCTAGACCCAATATCTCAATTGAAAGATTTTGTAATGAATTATAAATATACCGACAAGAATGATTTGATATTATATAACACGAATATCATTTTAAAAAATTACGATGAATATAGGAAAGAACAAAATGTAAATCAAACGAATAAACATTATCATACATTGTGGCATGAGCGAAACATCTACAAATAATTTGTATTTATTTATATATTATCTTATATTATCTTAATATATAAATATATGAATTTGAAATATATAATTTTATTTTTAATAGCCATTTTGATATGTATTGGCTTATATTATTTTAAAATAGTAAAAGAAAATATGGAACCCAACGTAGATATCGTGAATTTAGATACTATTTTAGCTAATCATGAAATACCATTACATATATACCAAACATGGTATACAAATACATTACCTCAATATATGCAAGATTGTGTAAATAAACTGAAAAAAGATAACCCAGAGTTCTCTTACCATTTTTATAATGATTCTGATTGTCGTGAATATATAAAAGATAATTTTAATAAAGATGTACTACATGCATTTGACAAATTAATACCTGGTGCATACAAAGCCGATTTATGGCGCTATTGCATTTTATATAAAAAAGGAGGCATCTATTTGGATATTAAATATCAATGTGAAAATGGTTTTAAATTAATTCAATTAACAGATAAAGAATATTTTGTAAAAGATATACCAAAGTTGGGAAAATTGGGAATTTACAATGCTCTTCTTATATGTAAACCGGGAAATGAAATATTATTAAATTGTATTCATAAAATAGTGGAGAACGTACAACATAAATATTATGGTTCCAGTCCATTAGAAGTAACGGGTCCATTATTAATGGCAAAATATTTTTCACCATTAGATATATATAATCTACAATTAGAGCATATACAAGAGAAAAATAATTTTTATATTACAAATAATGGTATAAAAATATTAAAAATATACCCCGAATATAGAAGCGAACAACAATTATATCAGAAAAATAAATATTATGCGGAATTGTGGCATAAAAAAGGCGTTTATATGTAGTTTGTATATTATCGATAGTTATTTTTCCGTTGATTCCTTCGGTCATACCCTTTATTTGCATTATTCACAAAATGTATACACATATTCACTAACAAATTTACTGTTTCACCAACTAGATAACCTATACTCCACTCTATGTTTTCACAACATTTCTCTGTATCGCAACATTTGGGTTTACAATTGATAGGTGTTTTTTTATTTTTCATATATATTTACAAACTATATATGAGAACCTCATTTTATTTTTTACAAATATTTTGCACGCATGACATCACATACATATTTTCCGATTTCCTTTATATTTCAATAAATCCAATACTTTTTTCGTGGTGGGAAATTCGGCATTTCCGTAAATATCTTGTAAAAGCATCCATTCAAACAATCCGCCTGTATATAAATATATTTCACTAAACCCCAATGTTCTCAATTGTGAATATTTTTTTTCCGCTGTTTCATCGCTGGAATTTTTACCATACACGATTATTTTTTTATTATTAAAATCATAATTTGCTAATAATTCGTTTATTGTACTTTCCTCTTTTTCGTAGGATAATGTATGTTTGATAAGACAATCCTGTTCGGTATTTGGTAATGTATTTATGATGATATATTGATTTATATTTTTGATTGCATATTGTACGTCTTCAAAATTTATTTTTTTATAAGATGTTTGAAACAATCCCGAGAACATAATGTATATTCATTCTATATTTTATATATTTTACGCCCTTGAATAATTTTTTACGCATTTTTCACCATAATTTATAGAAGTCACAAATACAGGTTTACAATTCTATTCCACTGGTAATTACACGATACAAATTTAGTATTTTTTTTATTATGTATATATTACATAATAGACACATGGGACGACGCGGTTTTTATAATTACCCGTTTTACGGTGGTTATGTTGGTTACGGAGGCTATGGATATCCATATTACGGAGGTTATCCATATTACGGAGATTTTCGCATAAATGGATTAGTAAACGAATACGCCCAGCTAAATGATTTGGCTTTGCAAAATAATGCTTTGTATTATCAAAATTTATTACAAGATCAAAAACCTTGTACTACAAATAATACAACGATTATTCAACCTTATCCTTTTTATGGCGCATATGGTTATACGAATCCATATTTATTCAATTAGATATCGTAAAGCCGTAAAATTGATTTTATTTATTCTATTTATAAAATATAATAAATATCACACAACATCAAAATGAAATTAAGAAGCGGAACCGTAATTATAACCCCTCTTATCCAAGAAAAAATCATATGTAAACATGTCAAAAAATGTTCTTTTTGTAAAAAACCCGGACATAATATAACGGTTTGTAACGAAAAAAAAGAAGCTTTAATTATAACCGTATTATTCAAATTTATAAATGCATGTGAGACCAAAGAAGATTTGTGCGACACATTGCAGCGGTTTACTCTGATAAAATTAAAATTATTAGCAAAACATTTTAAATTGACACGTACAATGCAACGTAAAAACATCATAATAAACGAACTCATACCTTTATGTATTGAAAACCAAACTACACAATGGATAAATAATTACGAAATCATCAAAGAAATTTTAGAAGAACATCCCGGTTACTCATTAACAGAAATCGTTGATATGAAAGTATTAGAATTTATACGAAATATTCATAATCGTAATGAAGATGCATATGATACATTTACCAATAGCAATTGGTTTGATAGATTAAATTTCAATCATCAATCACCTACGATACGTAGACAAATATATGAAGGTTATATCAATGCATTTACTTATACGAATTCTGTTATCTATAACGAGAACCATAATTATCATTGGAAAATAGAACCCATTATAACGCAACTTTATACTGAAAGTGAATTACAAGAAATAAAACAATGTCCGATTTGTTACGATGATACGCAAGAAATAAATTTGATGCATACAAATTGTAATCATACATTTTGTAATACCTGTATCACGACACATCTAGATACCGAACGAAATAAAGGACAACCTCAATGTCCTATGTGCCGAAGTATAATTACCACCATGAATATAAAATCTATCATATTATTTGAAGAATTTTCCAATAGGTATAATGTATAAATACCGCGCATATTTACGAGATGTGGAGAACCTTTTTTATTGTCTGCGAAAAATTGAAATTATTATATTTGTAAAACATATAAATATAATAACACAATTTAATAATTCGTATTCAATACCAGAAAACACAATGGATTTAACCCAAAGCAAATTAACTCGTGATGAATGGGAGAGTATTGAATCTCCTATTTCCAATGATGAAAAAAAAATATTAAAAATGATTATCCAAGGATATGACGACGTAAATATTCGTTCCAATTCGCATTTATCTATGTTCTCATTTGTTAAAATAGAAATCACGCCCGAAACCGAAATCTTTTTATACCAAAAATATTTCAAAGACGAAATCGCGACGATTCTGAAACAATATGGAGATAAAGATATTCAAATGCCGAATATTAGTGGTTCCACCATCAAAAAATTAAAAAGTGCGGATTCAATACGCATCCAAAACTTAGAAAACAATATAACACAAAATAAAGAAAATATATTTGAATATTTACTTATTGAATTATCTAAACAATTATTAAAACATTTAAAAAAACAACAAAATCAATACGCTTTCTATCTATATACGCTATTACAACTTAAAAAAACCAATATCCATAACATAAATAAATATGTAATTGAATATATAGATACCGTCATCGCGAATTCGTTACAACAAACCAAAATCGGTAATATTATTGAAAATGCTTACGAATTTATAGAAAAAAATAATTATTTATTATCTTACGAAGATTTAACATTATTTCCGCATCAAAAAGAATTATTCTCCATTTTCAAGAAAAATCAATCTTCCTCCAAATTAATTTTATATACTGCGCCTACGGGTACTGGTAAAACATTATCCCCCATTGGTCTTTCGAATCAATATCGTATTATATTTGTATGTGTGGCGAGACATATTGGTCTAGCATTGGCAAAATCCGCGATTTCGATGGAGAAAAAAGTGGCTTTCGCTTTCGGTTGTGAAACTGCCAGTGATATCAGATTACATTATTTCGCCGCTGTCAATTATGTCAAACATAATCGTTCCGGTGGTATTTTCAAAGTAGATAATAGTGAAGGTTCCAAAGTAGAAATTATGATTTGTGACGTACAATCCTATTTGACTGCTATGTATTATATGTTGGCATTTAATTCACCAGACCGAATCATTACTTATTGGGACGAACCAACCATTACTATGGATTATGAATCACATGATTTACATAAAGTCATCAATCGTAATTGGTGTGAGAATAAAATTCCCAATGTAGTCTTGTCTTGTGCGACTTTACCAAAAGAAAATGAAATCATGGATTCCATCATGGATTTTCGTAGCAGGTTTAATGAGAGCGAAATTTATACGATTAATAGTTTTGATTGTAAAAAATCGATTCCGATACTGAATAAAGACGGATTATGTGTTCTGCCTCATATGCTACACTCCGAATATTCCGATTTGTTGAAATGTGCCAATTATTGTGAAGAAAATAAGACATTGTTGCGCTATTTTGATTTACGCGAAATTATACGTTTCATTCATTATGTAAACACTGCGAACTGTGTGGAAGAAGCATATACGATGGATAATTATTTCAGTGGTGGTATTAGTGATATTACGATGAATTCATTAAAATGTTATTATCTCATCTTATTGACACGTATTATCCCGGAGAAATGGAATACTATACATCAATATATGACGAATTCTCAAAAACGAAAATATAAAGAAAACTTTTCCATAAAAAAGACCAAAAGTATGGAAGTTTCAGCGAATGCGACTCCTTCTATTTCTGGTAATACAGTATTATCACGAACCGTTAGTTTAGCATCAAGTAGCTCTATTGTACCAAATAAAAGTTCTACAACTGGTATATTATTAACCACCAGTGATGCATATACACTTACGGATGGACCTACTATATTCTTAACCGAAGATGTAAATAAAATCGGTAATTTCTATATCCAACAATCGAATATATCTCCTACTGTTTTCCAAACAATTATGGCAAAAATAGCGAAAAATAATGAAATCGCCCAAAACATTGCCGCATTGGAAAGTATCGTCCAAGAAAAACAAAATAAAACTTTCAATTCAGATAGTAAGACGCATAAATCATCTGGTTTAATAGATAAATCCAGTTCTAATAAAGATATTTCTAGCGCAGGAAATGAAAGTGACCGTATATCCAACGATACCCAAAAATATATAGACGAGATCAATAAATTACGCAGAGAAGTTCGTATGGTTTCATTAGACCCCATCTATGTACCCAATACAAAACCACATCAAGAAAAATGGAACCCCACTGGCGAAATCCAAACAAACGCATTTCTACCCAATATAGATGAAGATACCGCGAAAATGATAATGTCGTTGGAAATAGAAAATAATTTGAAAGTATTATTGTTATTAGGTATTGGCGTCTTCATGGAAAAACCAAATATCCATTATATGGAAATAATGAAACGTTTAGCGGATACACAGCGTTTATTTATTATTATTGCGTCTAGTGATTATATTTATGGAACCAATTATCAATTCTGTCATGGATTCATTGGTAAAGATTTAACAAATATGACCCAACAAAAAACGCTGCAAGCCATGGGACGTATCGGTCGTAATAAAATACAACAAGATTATACGATACGATTTAGGGATGATGATATGATATTGGGATTATTTAAAGAACCCGAAAATAATATTGAAGCAGTGAATATGAGAACCCTGTTTTGTTCGTAAAAAATAATAAACAACATTTTACCCCCATCTTTGTATAAAATTGAACCACCTTTTTTTACTATACATTACAACAAATCAAAGAACCCAATAATTTAACAACATGACCGAGTACGAACAAAATCGCATCAATACGATTATAGAAGAATTATCCCAATATACTTTGGGAGGAAAATACGATGGATTGTCTGATTTCAGTATCAAATCATCTATCATAAATGAACCAAATTTTTATAAAAATGTTACCGAAGTCGCAAAAGTATTGCCACTTATTTATAATCCAGCTAAAACTACTAAATCAAATATAACACAAGAAGGCAAACATGCTACAGAACGAATCATGAGAGAAACCGGTTATAAATTATTATTGCCTGATGGATCTGAAGATTTCCAACGCATCTTTTACAATATAGGATATTTAAGTAGAGAATTTTTCATTATTTCCATGGTATACACCGGCTTCAATTATGTAGTACGTGACGGAGACGTATATTTTAGAGCAAAACATAATCCAACCATAGATAAAATTGTCAAATCAACAATTGCGATCAATATTCAAACCGAAAATATACAGAATTTCAAAATATTATTACACATAGATACCCAACCTCAATTGAATAAGCATTACGCCACAAAAATAAGTAAAAGTAACGATAAAATCAATAAAATCGCAAGAAAAATAGAAACCCTGAAAAAATAAAAAAATAAATAAAAAGTGTCAAAATAACGACATTTTTTAATGGGTGCCTTCTACTATTTACACTGAAATTTTGTCAATATTTTGAACTGTATAATATAAAAGCATATTCAGTTTCCCTATTTTTCATAAAAAATACGTTAGAGTTTCAGTCTAAAAAGTCCAAAAAGAAATGGCTGAGGTTTTCAAAAATGGACATTTTAAAAATGTCCAATTTTCATTTTCTCAATGAAAAATTTTACAAAAAAATCACTTGTGACTGAAATGCTTTAAAACCCGTTTTTTTCCGAAAAATTTGTGACGATAAAAAAAATATTATTTTTTCAAAAAAGGATTTAGGCATTTTTTTATTATCCATATAGGATAACAAAAAAATGCCGAAAAAATGCCGATTTTTTTGTTGCGAATTTTGTGACTTTAAATGCAGCAAAATGAGTAACTGGACCGCCCACCTCTCAACCGAAAAACATAAATGGATAACAAAGGATAACAAAAAAATGCCGAAAAACCGCTGCGAAAAATGCGGAAATAATTATAAATATCCTTCTGGCTTATCTAAACATCGTAAGAAGTGTTTACATATGGATGAAAACGACGGTTTACCGAGTGAATCAGAAGAAACACGAGCGTTGGAAAATAAATTAGTTCCGGCAATAAATCAGGATATGGTAATGGAACTCATTAAACAGAACAACGAATTCAAATCCATGATGATGGAAATGATGAAAACGACTACCGTAGTCAACAATACCATCAACAATAGTTTTAATTTGAATGTATTTTTGAATGAGAAATGTAAAGATGCTGTCAATATTATGGATTTTGTCAATAATTTACAAATCGATTTCGCCGATTTAGAAAATGTAGGTCATAAAGGGTATATTGAAGGAATTACCCATATTATTTTGAAACATATGAAGGAGATGGATGTAGAAAAACGTCCGATGCATTGTACGGACCTGAAACGTGAAATCATGTATATTAAAGACCAAAATACATGGGACAAAGACAATGACGACAAAACAAAATTACGTAATTTTATAGGAAAAGTTGCCAATAAGAATTTACAAAAATTACCGGAATGGAGAGACAATAATCCCGATAGTAAAGACCCCGAAAATAAACAATATGATTTATGTTTAGATATTTATAGAAATTCGTTGGGTGGTTATGGCGATGCCGAACAACAAAAATTTGATGAAAAAATAATCAAAAATATAGCGAAACATGTATTTGTCGATAAAACCGCGGATAAATTATAGTTTGGATCGTGGTTTCCCAGTTTCTTTCGGACATTTGGTAAAAAAATAGTTATCATAATATCCAATGAATGTATTACGGTCGTTTTCATCCAATGTTCCCATTATTTTTACCAGCATATTGAATGCGCCTTTGTAATCGCGATTGAATAACATTTTATCAATCAAATCCTTGGATGATAAAATAAATTTGTGAGGTTCTGTGTCGTATTCCATTATATAAATCATTCATAATTATTTATACCATTTATCCATTTTATTTTTCATAGGATTCAGATTGATATAAAAAATTGAATTTGCGAAAAAATATAAACAGGTAGGCATAATACTATACAATGACTACTATATTTTCAGTACAAAATCCCGATGTGTTTAGAGAAAATGTCCGAAAAAAAATAGAACCAATAGTAGAGGATGAAACAAATGCTACAAATTTAGAAAAAGCCATCTTTAATTATGCAATCAAAGAAGCGACGTCGCGTAAAATCATAAAAAAATGGGATAATCCATATTTCGCCCAATTGTATTTGGATCGATTACGAACGATTTATTTCAATTTAAAAAAACCGGAATTATTAGAACAAATCAAAAATGGTGAAATTACACCGCAAACATTGGCGTTTATGACCCATCAAGAAATGGACCCCGCTCATTGGAAAGAATTAATTGAACGAAAAACTAAGCGCGATGCTAGTAAATTTACTACGAATCTACAAGCATCTACGGATATGTTTACATGTAAGAAGTGTCGGTCAAAAAAATGTACGTTTTATGAATTACAAACGCGTTCAGCAGATGAACCAGCAACAATATTTGTAACATGTTTAGATTGTGGAAAACATTGGAAAGGTTAGATGACAATTTCTAACATTTTTTTGTAGATAATATATTTAGAATATATATAGAAATGGGTATATTAAAATTCGTACACACAAAAAAATTAACCGAGTTATTTAATAGCGAACAATACAATATCGATAAATTATATATTTCCTTAGAAAAGGTAATTAATGTAACATCAGAAACAGCATATGAAGCATATTCTCTTGTTGAAAAATATTATGATACTAATAATGATAATGATAACTATATAATATTAGATACAGACGAAAATAAGATATCAACACTTAAAGATCCAACAAGAATATATGATATAAATGGTGTTATTACTAAGTTATACGATAAGGGATATTTAAGAAAATTATGGTTTGGAAAAACTCCATTTGGAATGTTAGGTGGAAAACAGAATAAATCCAAAAAAAATAAATCAAATAAAAATAAATCCAAAAAAAATAAAAGTCGTCGTAATCGTAAATAAATTACAGAAAAAAATGATTTATCCAACATAAAATAAATCATTTTTTCTAAGCCAAAATTTCCAAATCTTTGAATTTCCAAAATTCGCAACCGCCATTCGGTAAAGGTCGTTTAATAATAAACGGTATTTTTTTTTCTTCATATTCTTTCAAAGCAATCACATATCCATCAATAATACTGACATCTACTTCTACTAACGGTTTTGCGCCTGCATTCAATTGTTTGGCACGTTCACCAAGAATACGTGCTTTTTCGTAGCGTGTAATAAATGGCAATGTTTTATGTAAAGGGTCAATAATAACACCGTTTTCATCGCGTACTACACGAGATAATACATCAATTTCGTCATAATTTTGGGCGTGTAATTCGGGATGATACTCGGCAATAATATTTTTTTGTATATTTTCTTCAAATTTTTGTAAATAATTTACATCTGCATCATCGTCATCTTCTTCATCGGAATCATCTATTGCTGGAAATTTTGTTTTCATACCATCGTCGTCTGTCATTTTACCAATAATATCTTCTATTTTAGCATCTTCATCTCCACTTTCGTTGTCGTCATCATTATCTTCTTCATCTTCATTTTCTTCTTCATCTTCATTTTCTTCTTCATCGTTTTCTTCTTCGTCATCATCATCTTTGGGTGGTTTTATTATATTTTTTGTTTTTTTAATTTTAACAGGCACTTCTTCGTCATCGTCTATTTCATCAACATCAAAATCATCATCACTTGCATATTTATCGTCCATTATAAATATATTATATAATTATATTTCTAAATTGTTATATTCAATAATAATAAAATTAGTTTCAATTTTCTGAATCGGTTTTCCAGGTAGTGTCGCATTCTACGCAAATATATAAATATTTTAAATTATCATCATCATATCTCATATAAATGATTTCGGTAGGTTTATTATCTTTGTTATTGGTATTTGTATTACATTCTTTATTCGGACATTTCATACTATAAATTCGTGGTAAAGTTGGGTCTAATTTTGTATATTGATTGATGATATGGTTAAATTTTTGTTCTTTTTGTTTATATTGAGTATTTAATACACAAACCCCTTCTTCTCCTATACTTTCATCCGCATTTCCACAATGACGACAGTAATATTTTAAAGTATTTTCTTCGGCATTAATACCAATATAATACATATTATCGCATTTGTCGCAGAATTTCATTTGTTATAAATAGTATAAGTATATTATTATTATATATTTTATTTGTAATTATAATAAATTCAATTTTTTCCAGGGAACCTACGGTTCCCTTGGACGAACACTCCCTTTGTAGGGAAACTACGGGTAGGGATTCTACACTATGACCCCTTCCGTTTCTGTGAAACTCGGAAACCAACTACCTTTGTGGAAAAATATATTATAATATATATCATAATATATATATGGCTTTTAGGAAAATAAATACAAGAAAAAACAAAAAACAAAATAAACATAGAAGAAAATATACAAAAGGAGGTTTTAAAAATAAAATAGATGATATTGATTTTAAATATACACGCGATATGAGCCGTATAATATGGACTAAAAACGCATACCCAAATCATCAACAATTAATTGATATTATAGCAAATATTTCTTGGGATGAATATACATATGAAGGACCGGTTGTTATATCTCAATATGAAACTATATCAGACAATGCAGGAGGAAAAATGAACGATTCGGGTAAAATAGAATACGCCGAAGAAACGATACTGGTTGATATAAAAGAACATTCGTTACAAACAAATAAAGGGATTGATTATAATTTTTTTGGCGGAATTTGTTATGAATTATTAGATGATGTCTTTAATAATGTGAATTTATCTTTATATGTTGATCCAACTGGCGATATTGATGTGGCTTTAAATATTCCTTATTTTGGTTATGATAAAAACAAGGATTTTTTTGATACTGTATATGATAACCATGACAAATCGTATTGTCATGACGTTATTGTAAACAATGAAATGAATCCTTATTATAGAAATGTAGTTGATTGGATTGTTGACAAATTAAGAATAGAATTATCTAAACTGGATATGAATAGATTATATCCGAATTCAGTTGATTTTCATATAGATGAGTATACCGAGATTCCAACCGCACATAAAACGCAGGCTATGGGGTTTAATGATATTAAAATCGGTAACGCCCATATCTTATCATTTATAAACCATATAAATGAGGATAAACCGAATAATATTATGATTAAAATACAACTTGTCATTAAAATTGTAGACGATGATATAACCATTATAGACCACGTATTAGAATGTGTAATATCGATTGATAAAACTAAGTCTATTGATTTATACAAACCTTCTTTAAATAAGACCAATGTTTTGAATATTTCTGGTAACAATTATAATATAGAAGGCTATGCTGAATTAGTAGAAGGAAACTTGAGAGCTTATATCGAGAGAAAAATATATATAGACAACGATATATCAGAATACATTCATAAACCATATAATCATGTAGGACGATTGTTTTATTTATTCGAATTATTTAAATTTAATAAAGATCAAATATTTACAACAAATAAAAAAATATCAGATGAAAAAATAGCGCCAATCATATCTACATTTCAATATTATATACAAAAAGCGGTGAATCAAATTATAAACGCTATTTCAAAAAATGAAAAAAAAATTGATACAACACAAAAGTTAATCATGTATCAAGAATATTTTTCGAATTATATATTTAATTATATAAGTATTGATAATGACGGCACACATAATATAGGTATACGTTTAATAGATTTTATAGAAGCTTACATAGATGTATTTAATATACATAATAATTATACATTCTCTACTTTTTTTAATTATAATATATCCGATGAAAAATTAGGTGATATTACAAAAGGTATTGATTATACTGTTCCGTACATGAATGATAAATATAATGAATTAAAAAATATATTTATTCATAATTATAGAAATATATATTCTAAAAATATTACAAATACTATAGTGAATAATGCGATCCATAATATAACTCGTAAAAACATCAACCATAAATAATCCGCATTTCTTTAAATGTCATTTTTCTTCCCATTTCTTTTTCAAATTCTTCGGAACCATCACTTATAATTTGTTCTAATTCATTTATATATTGTTTTCTATTTTCATTTTCTCTTTGTTTATTCCATATTTTTCTCCATTTATTATGTGCTATATTATAATATCTACGCAAAGTAAATATTATACAAGTCGGTATTGGTTTATCAGATTCGGTATTATACCCAAATAATGGTATTTCGGTTGTCAATGCGTATCTTTCGTATTTTTTATTTACTATGAATGTTTTTTCCATACCTTCTTTTTCTAATTTTTTCATTAGTATACGTAATTTCTCATTGTGTTCATCGTTATTCATCTTAGTTGGTTGTATTGTATATAAATTGTAATGAGAACGGAAAGAGAATTCAATTTTCTCCAGGGAACCTACGGTTCCCTTGGACGAACCCTCCCTTTATAGGGAAACCAATGGGTAGGTATTCTACGTCTACGACGCCTCCATTCCTTTTGGTTATCATTTCTTATCGGGTGCGGCAATCCATCCATTGCCTAAACAATATCCAACCGTATTTTCTATATTCGTATTATCAGCTTCCTTATCACCATTTGGACGCGCATAACCATACGCATTATTAATCGCAATCATCAATGCCAATTGTCGTAATCGCGGTTCAATAATAACACGTTCCGGAGATTTATAAAATCTGCTATGTTGTGCTGGTGCTGAAAATATCTGACCTTTTATATTTTTAAACAATATATATGTCATATTATTTCCTTGAAAAATCTTTACAAATGTTCCTTTTAGTTTAAGTGGATGATTATAACTATCTATCCTTTCGCTTTGTATCAAATACGGTTCCCCTATATGAAATCCCGAAAATTCAGTAATTTCCATAAAAGCCAAATTATTATTCACTTGTGGTTTAAACCGCAAACCATGTATCCATGGATATATCATGCTGGTATGGACGTTCATATTGATTGGGTCCAAAGGTGTAAAGGTATTTGTCGTGGTTATGATTGCTATATAATAAATGATCCAAATCACATCAATTTTATATCTACATACATAGTAGACATGTAATTATATTCCAATAAAAATCGGAAAAATTGAATTTAAAAATCAAAATAAAAATATCCCAATATTATAATTCAAAGAAGATGTCCTCATCAAAACCGACTACGACTACTTCTAATTCAAAATATACCAATACATCCTTTCAGGACTTTTTAAAAAAACATCAAATAAAAAGCGATGAAAAATCGGAGAGTTCACAACCTCCGAAAAATCCAACCAATACTCGTATCGGCGATAAAAAATCCAATATTTATGGCGGGTCGTATTATATTCCAGATGAGGAATACGAACAATTTTTAAATTTGTATAATCGCGATGTACTTTCCAAAAATGGATTAGAATATTTGACCGAAAAACAGCGTGATACAGATGGACCCATCGTAGTAGATTTAGATTTCCGATATGATATGTCAATCAAAGAACGTCAACATACAAAAGACCATATATTAGATTTAGTGATATGTTATTTAGACGAAATCAAAGACATGTTACAGTTGGATTCGTCACAAAAAATCCCCATATTTGTGATGGAAAAATCAGCCGTCAATATTGTCGCGGAAAAAAAAATGACAAAAGACGGTATTCATATGATACTAGGAATACAAGCCGACCATACTTTCCAGCGCATTCTTCGAGAGCGAGTAATGAAAAAAGTCGCCGAAATGTGGGATGATTTACCCTTAAAAAATTCATGGGATGATGTTTTTGATGAAGGTATTAGTATCGGTTGTACGAATTGGCAATTGTTTGGTTCGCGAAAACCAAATCATGATAGTTACCAATTAACCTATATTTATAATGCGACCTATAATGATGCGAATGAAGAAATTACGATTGTTCCCGTTTCATTAAAATCTTTCAATGTAGGCGAAAACATATATTCCCTATCCGTTCGTTATCCAAATCATCCATCCTTCTTTATGAAAAGCGGGTTTTTGGAATTTTATAATAATTATAAAAATTTCAATGGTAGTACGAATGGAGGAGCAAAAACCAATATTCGTAGAACACCCAGCCCAAATGCAGCCGCGCAAGATTTTGATTTAAGTGATATTAATACTTTGGTATATAATGTTAAAAATGCGGACGAGCTGCAACAATTATTAAATATGTATTTGGATAAAATTACGAATAATGATTATGATTTGAAAGAAGCGTTTGAATATACAATGACATTGCCACCATCCTATTATGAAGAGGGGTCTTTTACCAAATGGATCCGAGTTGGGTGGGCGTTGAAAAATATAAATAATAAATTGTTGATTGTATGGATTGCATTTAGCGCCCAAGCCAGAAATTTCAATTATAACGATATACCTGATTTATGTGATAAATGGCGAACCTTTGATAGTAGTAAATTATATGGATTACAAAAGAAATCATTGATGTATTGGTCGAAACAAGACGCATATGAAAAATATAAAAAGGTATATGACGATAGTATCGATTATTTCGTAGAACAAACGATTAATTCCGGAGATAAAAAGACCGGTGGTTGTGGAGATTTTGATATCGCGCGTGTATTGTATCAGTGTTATAAAGACCGCTTTGTTTGTGTGAGTGTAAAATCCAATATATGGTATGAATATAAAAATCATCGTTGGATGGAGGTAGATTCCGGAACTACATTAAGAAAGGCGATTTCCGTAGAATTACGAGAATTATATAATAAAAAAAGTCTAGGTTTATTAACAGGTATTATAAATACTCCAAATAATGTTCCAACAATAAATGAAAATAATAATAATAATAATGCAAATGATACAAATAACGAAGACGAACAACATATAATGAAACGATTACGTTCACAACGAATATTAGATATTTGTACCAGATGTTCGCGAACGAATGATAAAAAGAATATTATGACAGAAGCGAAAGAATTGTTTTATGATGGTTCCTTTTTAGGTAAATTGGATACGAATCCATATTTATTATGTTTTAAAAATGGGGTGGTAGATTTTAAAGAAAAGACCTTTCGTCCAGGAAGACCGGAAGATAATATTTCTATGTGTACGAATATAGAATATCGCGAATTAGATGAAGTGAAACATAAAGGCACGATGGATTTAATCTATGATTTCTTACATAAATTGTTTCCCGAAAAGGAATTATATGAATATATGTACGACCATTTAGCATCGACTTTAATTGGTACATCCTCCAATCAAACATTTAATATGTATATTGGTATCGGTCAAAATGGTAAATCCGTATTGGTAAGTCTGATGGAAAAAATATTGGGCGAATACAAAGGCGACGTTCCATTGACACTGGTAACTGAAGGTCGTACAAAGATTGGTGGTTTATCGCCAGAAGTCGTCCAATTAAAAGGAAAACGATATGCAGTCATGCAAGAACCATCCAAAGGCGACCGCATCAATGAAGGTGTGATGAAACAATTGACGAGTGGTATTGATCCAATACAAGCCAGAGCACCCTATATGCCACAAGCCATTACATTTATTCCGCAATTGAAATTGGTGGTTTGTTCCAATACCATGATGGAAATCAAGAGTAACGATCATGGTACATGGCGTCGTATTCGTGTAGTTCCATACAAATCACTCTTTACCGAAAACCCAGTACAAGGTGATCCAGAAAAACCATTTCAATTCAAAATAGATAAGCATATTATTGAAAAATTTGACGATTGGAAAGAAGTATTCGCCGCAATGTTAGTAAAACATGCCATGGCAACTGACGGTGTAGTAAAAGATTGTCAAATGGTAATGGCAGCCAGCAATGAATATCGCGAGAGCCAGGATTATATTGCAGAATTTATTCGTGATAAAATTATTGTATCTGCAAATGGTAAGGTAAAGAAATCCGAATTAAATAATGAATTCTCTATATGGTATCAGTCAACCTATGGTCGTGGTGGTCCATCACCAAAAGACGTACATGAATATATGGATAAACAATTTGGAAGACAAAAGAACCAGGTATGGACGGGTATTAAAATTAGATATGAACGCGATGATTTGGATATTCCAGTCGAATATGAGAGTGATGGAATTGATGTAAACAATTTATAATTATAGGTGGTAACTTATAGTTTTTTTATGATTTGGGTTGGATATCAACATAATAAATAAACAGTATAAAGAATAAATCAAGTAATAATTTTATATATAATGAATATTTACCATCGTAAAATATCAGCGCTTCGTTTGTTATGTAGAAACTATCATATTTCTAGCGATTCTACCAAACATTATACTCTCCGAACACTTGGACCGCATAATAGCGTGAATTCAACATTATTATTGCAAAACACCAATTTATTATTAGAAAACAACAAATTACTGAAAGAATTGAATGGAAGATTTTGTGATCGATCGGTATGTAAAAACACAAATTGTAAAGTAAATATTGTTTATACCGACGAACAATTGAGCCGATAAACTGTATAAAATAAAATCACATATTATTCGAATGATTGAAACTAAAAAATATTTTTGTAAAATTGAAAATATTTTTTTTGTATAAAATAAATTATAATGAATATATAAAGAAATGTTATTATTAAATAAACTGTTTCAATTTGTCATGTATATGACAGCCAAACACAATATGGACGAAACTCATGGCATCATGCATAGCATGAATGTATTGAATTACGCACACGAAATATATGAATCAGAATTACCAAAAAATCCCTTTTTAATAGAGCAACAAAAAATAATATACGTATCGGCAGCATTGCATGATATGTGTGATCGAAAATATATAGACGAGGATATTGGAATAAGATATATTCAAAAATTTTTAGAACATAGAATGGACCAGAATGAAATAGATATTACAAAAAAAATTATAACCACCATGTCATATTCCAAAGTAAAAAAAAATGGGTTTCCTGAATTGGGCGAATATCAATCGGCGTATCATATCGTGAGAGAAGCCGATTTATTATCTGCCTATGATTTTGATAGATGTATAATATATAAAATGAAACAATCAAAAGAGAATTTTGAAAATTCGTTTTATGATGCAAAGAAATTATTTGAAGAACGAATGTTTCAACATAATAATGATGGATTGTTTATAACGGATTATTCTAAACGCGAGTCATTTATATTGGAACAAATAGCACTTCATCGAATTCATAATTGGAATAAGATTATACATAATACGATAAAATAATCTTATAGTGGATATAAAAAAGACCGTATATAATTGAAAAAATCATACAATCTTCGTTCAATCGGGTAAATCACAAAAGGGTAAATCACAATAACAATGAATAAAACAATTTTGACATAAATAGAATATTTAGTGGTGTAATATAAAAAATATAAAAAGATTATAAAACAGAAGAAATAAATCCATTTTAAAAAATGATTTGCCTGTAATAATAAATAAATAGTTTGTTCCTCGTAATTGATTTTTTGGTCGTCCGTTGAATATTCATTACGATATTTTTCTATTTCATTCGATAATTGCGAATTTTGGTCTAGAACAGCAGCATATGAAATTCGGTCAATATGTTTAAGTTCTGTATTTATTGCACTAGATTCTTGAGAAGTTAAACCTTCTTTCATTGAAAAATATTCATTCACCAAATTATGATCTTTTAAATATCCAACTTCAGTGGTTTGTTTATTATATGCGTCATTACAATTTGAAACATTTTGTTTTTCTACATCTAATAATTTTTGCATGAGTTGATATTGAGTTTTTATAACATCGTATTGAGTAATCATTGTATTTAGTTGACTTTGTGTATCTGTTAGTTTTCCTTGTATTTTATTTTTTTCTGCGGTAGACGTATTCAACGTAGAATAACACGTGTCTCGGTCTTTCTTATATGTGTCTCTCTCTTTCTTATATGCGTCGCGCTCTTTTTTATATTTATCTCTATCATCTCTTGCATCATCTAGCTCGTTTTTACAAGAATAAACCATTATATATGTTATATATAATAGATATTTTAAATTTTCGAATAATTTTCAAATTCGTTTGGATAATTTGGTTTTATGAAATCGTCCTTAACACTGCTAAAATCTATATCCCCATGTAACATCGCATAATTAATTGTAGTGAAACCATCTTTTGCTACACATACCGAATTACCAGCATCCCATACAGTCGTATCACTGCAACATTTTGCTCCGATACATCCACCATAAGAACTTAACAAACTACCGGATTTCATAATTTTATTTTGTTGTTCTGCTTTCTTTTTTAAGGCTTCACTGGGTGTCAACATTGTTGGTTTTTCTTTTACAATTTCATCATAATATATATCATCACGTTTTGAAATATCTAAATATTTCTTAAATAAAATAATGCAAAATATTGGAATCAAAATAATATATAAAATTTCATACACATATGATGGTATAAATACAAAGAATCGTTTTATCACCATAATTCCACATAATATGGATAAAAATGTAATTAAAATAACGTACATAGTATTGTAATCACTGTATTTTTTCCTATAACTGGTGTTTAATGTTATCATCCGATTTTGTGTTTGTAATTCATTATCCACTTTTGATTTTTTCATATCAATTCTCTCATTTTCTTTATTTACAATATCCGAAATTTGTTGTTGAATTTTAACATCCATGATAATATATTATTATAATATATTATATATTATATTATCATATGTAAATTATTCACTAACCGATACTATTATAAATCCAATGGCAACAATTGCTACACTTATTGTTCCTAAAATGAATACGTTTCGTTCTTCTTCATTATATTCTTTTGCGTCTTCAATAGTTGCTTGTCTTATACTTGTGTTTCCATGATTTGTATATAATATATTTCCGCTATAATCGTACAATGAATTATTTAATAACTCATCGCGCTTGGATATAAATGCATTTCCTTGTTGATATAATATATTGGAATTTAAATCAATATTACCAGTGAGAGCAGTATAAGGTTCTCTTTTCATTTGGAAATTTTCTAATATTCTATTGGTAGAAATAACATCGCTTTTTGAATACGCTTTAATTCCGCAAGAACCACAAGACATTGTATTTTTATATGGTGAAGAATTTAGTTGACTTGAATATGAAGAATAATTATTAAAAGATTCAACTCGATTCGTACTATCAATAATATTATCAACTCCATATAATTCTAAACCGGTCAATGCCACCGGTAATTTGATTTTTGCTCCACCGGTTAATTGTGATATAATGATTCTATAATACGAAGATTTTATTACATTATTGATAGTAAACGTATCTGTACTCGGATTTGTAACACGATCTAATAAATTCCATTTTTTACCATCATTGGAAGACAATAACGCATATTTATATGGTTTTAGATATTTGTTGTCGGTAATGCCTTGAGAACTGAATCCAAACTTATCCAATCCTTCTTTTGTAATAGAAGTGATTTTATATTTTGATAAATAGATTGGATATGGCAATTGTATTTGGATCCATTCTCCATATATCGTATTTGTTTTATTTTGTATATGATTAATATGAGTTCTCCAATATGTGGATGCGTCGGGTGAATTTTCGCCTCCAATAAAGGATGAAGGTACCGCTTCATTGTATGGATTATTTATATAATTATATTTTGTATTATCTGTATTTTGTGAACTTCCTTTCACCCCGCAACACCATATAGAGGCATTGTTGTTAAATACGTTATATGGTTGAGTAGAATCATCTTTAAATGATGACGTGGTAACTATGTAAGAACCATTTCTAAATGAATCATTTCCGGAAAACCCGCTAATATTCATATTGTTTTTATTGAATGAAATATCATTTGGTAATGGTAATAATTTTATAAGTGACATAATAATATATTATTATATAAAAATATATTATTTCTTATCTAGATATTTTATTCAATATATATAATAATACACAACTACCTAAAATAGTACAAGTGATTCCTATCATCATTTCACTGTCATATAATCCTTGTGTATCATTTACATAAATAGAATCCTTCGTTTTTTCTAATTCCATTAATTTCTCATCTAATTCGCGCTCTTTATTTACGACTATATGATTGTATTTATTTATTACGCATGCATTTAAATAATCGTTACTATAAATAATCGTGTTTCCATTCATTGGCATTGTGTTACAATCCAGCCCTTCTATGATTGGAATTTGATTTAAAAACATAATTATATAATTATTATAGATTTCTATTTTGAATAATGAATCCTATTAATATCAATATACCTATTCCTAAATTAATTGAATTTGTAACAGTGACTTTATATTCTTGGTTTGTATCTAAATAATGTTGGTCGGAGCCACTATGTTTGTTCTGTAATTTACCTATAAGGATTGCATTGTCTTTATTTTTACATAATGCGGCATTCATACAATCGAGTTTATTCGTATTATAATTATCTGTATTACATTGGTTGTCAGATGGGATGGTTAGATTTTCGCAATTCATTGGCATAATATTCAACTCTTGAGCTTTTACATAAAAAAAATCAGTAGGACTATATCCAACGACTACGTTTGTTGCCATTTATTATATAATACGATTTTATTTTTACACACATATACGATAATAATTGTATTTCATTGCAGTAGCACTATCTCGCTTAAAACAACATACTTGCCCGGGTCTTACGCACATGGCTAATGCTTGCGGATCAAAACGCGAAATTTCTGGTAATTGGAGTTTTTCGTTTGAAATATTAAAGGTTTTTTTTAATTCGTTTACTTGCGATTCAGTGAATACTTCACAATCGGGTACTAAAGTATGATTTAAAATATTGAATTGTAATCTTTTTATATTATGTATGACAACGAAAATGCCATCATGATCGTATAAATATTTTAATTTGGTAACAATTGTATCATTCGGTTCATCTGGTGTAATAATAATTAATGTATCATTTTTGGTTAATACATTTTCAATAACAAATAAATCTTCAATAATATCGTCTAAATTTTGTGGTCGTAATTGTTTTGCATTTAAATAATATTTAATATATATTTTGCGTGTGTCTTTCGTATGTTGTATCAACATATCTAATTGGTCGTTGGTATTCATTGCGTCAATTTCATTAATCGTGAATTTATCATAATCAGCAACATTATAATCTTGATAATCTAATAATTCTAAAATCGTTTTTCTGGATTTATATATGGTTAAAATACGATTGCTGGTGGTTGACATTTTACTAAAATATTATAATATATGTTTATGTTATAATATTTAAATATTTTGTGAATATATTCAATTTTATACTTTTTTGATTATCAATTTACTAAAATCTATCTTATCCTCTGTTGGTGCTTCTCCACCAGATTGTGAGTTATCTTCCTTCACTTTAATAGTTGGCATACTATGTGACATAGTTGCTAAATCGGTAATCGTATTTAATTTTCCACCTTCTATCACTTTATTTTCAACCACCCCTCCAGTCATTTCATTTGTATTATTTGGTTGACTATCTGTAGATAAATCATAACCACCGTTATTTATTCTGATGACAGGATTGAAATTGATAGCGGGGGTAGAAGTACCCATTGTATTTATATTGGGTTTTTGGTAATTACCTCCGCCATTCATGATTTGATTTACACCTGTCATAGGTTCGGCATTGCGTTCACTATATGCGAAATCTTCGGGTCTATATATATCCATTTCCGTTACTACTTTGATACTGTCTTTATCTTCAATTCCTTGTAGATTCTCAGTTTCAATTGTTATAAATCGGTCGCCTATATTTCTTATTTTCCATATTCTTCCTACTAAATTATCTCCGCGGAAATATACAATTTCACCTTTATTAAAATTTTCGGTCAATGGAGCAAATGGTGGACTGTAAGAATCATTATTTGGTGCATAAGATGCAGGTTCCGAATTTGAAATACCGCGAAGACTATCAGATGGAGCATATGGAGGACTAATCTCTGAATTGTCAGGAGAATTTTCAATTGAACTATCATCATTCCATGATGGATAGATTGATGGCTGTAATTTTGCGGATGGGATATTATCTGTAAATTCATCAAACACTGCCAACATTCTATCATCTGCATTATCTGCATAGTCCTTTTTATTTTCAGGAGTATTGGGGGCATATGGTATACTTTCTGGCGTATATCCGTCACTAGGCGTTATGTTATGTTTGACAGTATCCGTTAAATGTTTCTTTATTTCATTGATAATTTTTTGTGGGTCAATATTGGTAGTATACATTAATTTATCCATATTTTTAGAATAGGTCAGGTTCTCTAATTGGTCTATATTTTCTTCAGTAATAATTCTCATTTGTATATTCATCGTTTGTAATTCTTGTATCAATAATTTTAATGAATAAGGAACATTTACTACACTGAAACTACGACCATATTTCGTGATATTATCAATATGCATATCTTTATTATCCATAGAACCAATGAATTTAATTGGACCATCTGCCATAGGACTCATAAAAATATTCTTGGATGGATTATATACCGCCAATAAACCAGTTTTATTACATACTGCCATATAATAACTATCACCTCTTTCCATCATGGATTCTCTCAAAAATTCCGTAGCACCATGTGATATGACTGAATCACGTTCCATTTCACCTATACGCAAACCACCATCATTCGCTCTGCCAGAAACGGGTTGTTTTGTCATAGCAGTTCTAGGACCTAATGCTCGATAATTGATTTTATCCTTTACCATATGTTTTAAACGCATATAGTAGTTTGGACCAATGAAAATTTCGGCTTCAATCTGTTCTCCGGTCATGCCGTTATATAAGACTTCATTGCCACTGGAATGATAACCAATCTTTGGTAAAAGTTCTCCAAAAACACCGATTTTGGAACCTTTGTTATTAAATGCCGTACAATCACTGAATCCACCATAATATGCAGAGGCTTTTCCGATAATACATTCCACTAAATGTCCGATTGTCATACGAGATGGTATAGCATGTGGATTGACTATCAAATCTGGACGGATGCCATCCTTCGTAAAGGGCATATCTTCTTCGGGGATCACTAAACCAACCGTTCCTTTTTGACCCGCACGTGATGCCATTTTATCACCAATATTTGGTATACGTTCTTCACGAATACGCACTTTGGCAATTCGTTTACCTTCTTCACTTTCGGTAATAAATGTTTTATCTACGATACCTAATTGTCCTTTTTTCGTGGTTTTTGATAAATCCACTTTTTTCGTTTGGTTTTCGGAGCTAGATGCGGCTAAACCAATAATGATTGTTTTATCGTCGACCATCGTACCTTCTTTAATTAAACCATATTTGTCTAATTTACTATAATCATGTCCGTCTTTTTTACCGACTACGGTAGCGTCTTTTTCAATATTGGTAAATATTTTTTCAACAACAACCGGACCCGCTTTTGTTTTTTCTTCATGACTTTCATATGTACTATAATAAGTTGTTCTAAACAAACCGCGTTTCAATGCTCCTTCATTAATTAAAATCGCATCTTCTACATTATAACCGGTATAACACATAATTGCCACAATTGCGTTCTCACCATAAGTGTTCTCTTCATTATTTATATATTCCAAATACCGAGACTTCACTAATGGTATCTGACCGTTATTTAATACAACTGCAGTCTTATCCATGCGAACTTGATGATTGGTATGATACATAGAAACTGCTTGTTTACTTTGACCGCATGAAAATGAATTACGAGTTGCAGGGTTATTTTCAGGAAAAATAATCATATTGCACATCATACCAAAAATAAACGATTCATGGATTTCCAAATGGGTAAATTTATTGGTATGGTCTTTCTCCAAATGTTCTCTATTTAAAGCAATCAATAAATCTTCACTTTCACTACAATCGATATAGTCAATAATGGCTTTGTATTTTTCAAAACGTTCAGATTTATGTGGATTGGTTTCACTAGCAATGCCTTCATATAATTCGTTTAATTCATACATTTTATAATCATTGGGTTTGAAGTTCTCTATTTTCTTTTTATTAAACCCAGAGATCAATTCGTTCCAGGTAAAATTATCGTCATCAACTCGTTTTAATATATCTTTATTTTCATAAGATAATTTGTTAGTTTTCGTATCACGATAAAAAATAGGTCTACATAATCGTCCACCATCGGTATAGATAAAAATAGTTCGTTGTTTGATATCAAAAGTAACACTGACATAAATAGGTATCAACGCATTTCTACGATATAATTTGATTTCTTCTACTGCTTCAAATGGGTCAGTTGAAATAGAACCCGCCCATAAGCCATTTAGTATAATTTTTGTCATATTGGATAAAATCGCCGGGGTACAATCTTCTAACAATCGCATATCTATTTTTTCGCGTAACCAATGGATAAAAGGTTCTCGTGAAATGCCTTGTGAAATATATGTGGAAATAGATAAATGTTTATGAATGCCGATATTCGCACCATCGGGAGTATCAATAGGGTCAAAATATCCCCACTGACTACTATTTAATACACGCGGACCGACCAATTTTACACTGGAATCCAATGGTAAATTCGTTTTTCGTAAATGACTCAACATAGAATTATGGGAAAGTCTATTTAAATCTTGTACTACGCCGATACGTTTGGTATGGGTTTGTGATCCCCAATTACCTTTGAATGCTTTTTTAAATCCATCATTGACGATTCGATTACTAAAAATTTCTTTATAATTTTGTTTTACGAGAACATCCAAATGGTGTTCATAAATAGATTTATTAAAATGTAAAATGGATTCAAAAGCTAAACTTATATGGCGTTGTTGAATCGTATAATATTCACGGAATAAATCATACATAAGTGTTCCTACTAATTCCAATCTTTTGTATTTGAAATTATCACGGTCAGTGGGTTGTTCTAATCCAGTATATACGGATAATAATTTAAATACGATATGTCCCAAATAATAGGCTTTGTTTAAAAAATTGGTTTCACCAATATGTGGTAAAAAATAATCGGATAATATTTCTAATGCGTTTGCCAATGTTTTTCCCTTGGTTAATATGGCAATATAATTCAAAGCCGCATGTTGAGTCATAATTGAGCCGGCGTCATGTACGGATGGAATAAACAAATCCATCATTGATTCATATTTGTTTAAATCCAGTAAACACATTGTAATAATTTGTTTATCGGTGAGAATACCTAATGCTCGGAATACAATAAAGAGTGGAACGGGTTTACGAACATTGGGAATATTTACTACTATATTTTTATTGGTATAACTTTTTGTAGGTGCCATGATTTTCACCGATAGGGTACGAATCGGTTTGGCGACATTTTCAGAAACCGATTTGATTTCTGCCGAATATAAGACTTCTTCATCATTTACATGACGAATGTATAACATATTGTCCGCGAATTTTTCTTGTGTAACAACCGTTTTTTCTTTGCCGTCAATAATAAAATATCCACCTACGTCATTCATACATTCACCCATGGTATGTCGGATTTCGCGAGTAAGTCCTGATAATACACAATAATCGGATTGGACCATTACGGGAAATTTACCCAAATATATTTTTTCCAACGTCATGGTGGTTTTTTGGATATTTCCAGAAACGGATTTTTCAGTGGCTTCTCTAATCATAGCATTATCATGTGTAGTTAAACCGCTTTTATTCGTTCTACGTTTTTTTGGTTTGTCTGTGGGTGCGCCACCTTCTAATAATTCCTTTTCTTTCAGTTCTCTTATTTTTTGGAGATTTTCTTGGATACGTTCTTCTGATAATTTTGCGCCACCTTCCATTTCCTTGAGTGCTGTTTCGGTGAATTCCATAAATTTCTGTTTCTTTTGGTTTGCTCGTTTTTTTCTAAGTAATCCAGTATCTTCCTGGTCGCTATCGCTACTATATTCGTTTGTTTCGCCTCCTTCAAATTCAGGGTTTTCTCTAATTTTTTCCGGAATAATTGTTTTAGGAATTTCACCTTCTTCTAAAATATCAATAAATTCAATATCAATATCGTAATGTATAGTCATACCATAGGTCATATTTCGTAAACGTGCTTCATTGGGATACATAAAATGCGTATTATTTTCATCATAAATAACGGGTTTTCCAAAATAAATTTTACTACCATCTTTACCACCTAAATACATAATACATTGTGAACGGTAATCGTCTATTTTATCATCGCGTCTGGCGAGAATTTGAATCGGATTTTTTTCTTTGAAAATTTTGAAAATGCCGTTTTTGAAAAAATCATTGTATGATTCAACATGATGGCGTACGAATGCTTGGGGGTTGTCTGTAAAATATTTATCTATTAATTTCCATACTGTTGAATTTTCCATTATATATAAATTACGGAATATATTTATTTATCAGACTTAATAGTTTTATTACAAGATTTTTATATGGTTTTCTAAATATTTGATAAAAATACTGCGTTTTTGATTACACATTGCAATTTTGTAAATTTTATAATAATTACAATTATTAAAAATTATTTAGCAAAAATTATTTTTCTTTGAATACAATATACAATGAATAAGTTTGTTGATTTACTTGTAGGTCCAGTCGGCAAAGAATGGTGTTTAATCAGTTTCATCTTAGTGATTATCGCATTAATCAGTTTTGTAGGCGCTTTATTAGGTGCACTTTTAGCAATCTTTAAATTGAAGAAATTCAGTTTCACCACTATTTTCTCTATTGTCTTTGCTCTATTATTGAGTGGAATGGCATACATGCAAACTCGTGTGATTTATACCATGTGTTTGAATTCCACAAAATAATTTAGTAAATAAAAATCTTTTGATAAGTTATAAATGAACGATATCATTGATAACTTATTTTCACCATTAGGAAAAGAATATTGCCAATTCTTTTATTATTTATCTGTTTTGGGATTTATATTTATGGCAATTGTATTATTACTCGGTTTATTTATTGGGATTACAAAAAAGAAAGGGGTTTCATTTTATTTAAAAATGTTGTCATTAGCATTCGGTTATGGTATTTTCTATTTCCAAAATAGATTATTATATACGATGTGTAACAAATAAATAAAATGTTCGTTTAGTGATATAAAAAATTTTTTAGATATAATATAACAGTATGGATATTTTATATTATAGCAATTATTGTAAGCATTCACAAAAAGTACTACAAACCTTATCAAAAACAACCATTACAGACAAAATTAGTTTTATATGTATAGATAAACGAGTAAGAGACCCTACGAATCATCAATTGTATATTCAATTGGAAAATGGTTCCAAAGTAATCATGCCGCCCAATATACATAGTGTTCCTGCTTTATTATTAGTGAAAAAAAATTATAATGTGATTTATGGCGGAGACGATATCGTACAACATTTTCAATCCGATATAACGACGATGACAAATAATGCGACGAAAACAACAGGTGAACCAATGTCTTATATGTTTGGTGGTAATCCATCATCGAATATCGTTTCCGAACAATATACATATTATGATATGTCGCCAGAGGAATTAAGTAGTAAAGGCAAAGGCGGAATGCGACAGATGCATAATTATGTTTCTATATCACAAGGTCAAAGTTATATTAATACACCACCTGATACATATAGACCCGATAAATTATCAAATAGTGTTACAATTGAAAATTTACAAAAATTAAGAGATAGTGAAATTCCGATGAATAATAAACCGGCATTTAGTATTTAGTATTATTTCGTAAAAAATAATATAAAAATTTAGTCATATTAATAATAACATGACAGATAAATCATCTATTTTAAAGGCCTTCAACAATCATTTTTTCGATTTTTTAGATGATATTATTCGCATTTTACCTGAAAATAAAGATATTTCAGCATCTAAAAATTCATTTGATATGATTAAGCGCGCAAATCCAACTGCTATTATTAAAGCATGGTATAAATTTATATATCAACCTTACTTTGAAGTAATCAATAGAGGAGAAATAGAATTCTTTTTTGAGAAAGATTATAATGAAGATGTCGGTCATTTAGCAAATTCACAAAATATTATGAGTATTATTGATACATTGCGTCAACCCGTAAAAGAAATGAGCGATACGAATAAAGAACATACCATGAAATATCTACAAAATTTGAGTAAATTATCAAATATTTACTCTACATTATAAAAGACAGAAAATATAATTACTTTTCGATAAGTAATTATATTACTACACTATTTGAATCATTGATAATTATTGATTCATGCGTCTATCGTAATGTAGATGATAAATCAATTCACGAGGTTCCATTTTTTCAAAATAATCCTTTATAACCCTGATGCGAATAATCATTGGCTCATCCGTTTGTAACGACGGTAAATATAATTCATGATGAATTTTATAAATATGTGTAAAATATTTCTTGGAAATTTTCACATTTTGTTTTTGTACGTAATATGTGACATAAGAGGTATGGACGTTTGATATAAAATCATTATATTCTTGGCGGAAATTGAAAAATACGTGTTTATATTGCGGAAAATAATATAAAAAATCCTTGACTTTACCCATGCGACGTAAACATAAATATTGATATTGTAAATTAGGATTGTTACCGCGTAATGTTTTGATAGAATCATACGTAGGATTCTTGATAGCAGAACGTTCACCATTTTCCATATTGGTAAGCATGACGCCTAATTTATTATAATCCGTTTGGATAGATGTAAATTCATTGACAATATCCTCGTATGTTTTAAACATATAACTGGTTGGAAAATGAATCACGCCATTTATAATTTGAAAAATACGCCAACTCTCATATTCGGTTGGTTTTATATATTTCACTGTATTTTTTGCAGTTATTTCGTATACGGCGACTAAATACACTTTTGGTTCGGTGATTTTTAATACAATATGATTATCTGGATGTTGTAAGACAAAACTATAAGAATACGTTTTTGGTAAATATTCTAATAATGATAGTTCATTTAATTTTTGTCCTTCTACGCATCGTAAGCCATCTAAAAACATTTGGTAAAAAGACGGTTGTTTTTTCGTTTTATCCGGGTCTTCCTCATATTGATTTCTATAATAAAAATACGAACCACCCACTGCTCCACGAGTGGCTATATCCCATTCGTTGGTACGATTATCATAAAATAAATTAATCATCGTTCCTTCAATGATTTCATTGACGAAAATATTGTCATTTAATTCAGTATATTTTTCTTTAAATTTATCAAAATCTATAGATTTAGATGGCGAAAAGGTGAGAATTTTATTATCAGGCGAGGAAACTACGATTGACCTATATAATTTGGAATTCATATCGTCGTTACATAAAATATTTTTATCATAATTTAAAATTTTGTAATCTATACCATTTTTGGAATAGGTTTTTGTTTTAATTACTGGTTGGGAATAATTTTCAGTATCAATATAATATTCGTTTGTTTCTAATGCCGTTTGAGACATGCTTTCAATAGTAGATTATTTATAGTGTTATCTTTAATTGCTTTATTATAATAATTATTCATATCGCGAATATTGGATGAAATATAATTTAGTATAATTCTCGTATAAAATTTTAACCATATATAATAAATAATGACAGACGAAGAAAAAGTAATTGAAATGAATGATATGGAAACACCTCATGAATTAGAAAAATCAAAATCACCATTCACATCATTATCGTTAGAATTGGGCGATATTATATCAATTATAGCACCCACGAACCCAGAGATTCATGAAATGTCATGGCTAATTACTTATATAGATAATACCAAATTATTACTCGTCAATATAAGTACATTAAACACCCACCAGTTAAATATTGGAAAGGATGGAATGATTACCGATGAAAGCATTACCGAAATACATTTATTAAGTAGAAGTGATGAAAAGGGGTTTGCCAGAATCAATCATTTATTGCCAAACACATGGGTTGATATTCATTTTGGGGGTGAAATTCCACTCATTTTAACCGGACAAATAACCAATTTAGAAGAAGATATGATTGAATTAACTACATATCCAGATTTAGACGTACTTTATATTGATTTTGCATATAAAGGAATTCCAGAAGATATACCGATTGAAAAAATAGTGATTCGACAAAAACCTATATCGGTAAAACAAAACTTGAATGAATTGACAACTGCCGAAGAAGGAGAACTTGAAACATCTAAAACCGAAATAGCATCCACCACAATTACTGAAAGTGGTGATTATATTTTAAATATTCCCGAAGATGCTATCCCCGATGATGTGTTTAAAGAAAAAATACAGGAAATGTACGCGGATGCCGAAGAAATCGTTTTTGGAGATTTTTTAGAAGATATTACAAATATTGTAGAAATACCAGCACACGAACAACGATATAGTATAGAAGCACAAGTTAATGATTTAATGGATGAATTGCTCTCTACTATACCAGATAGTAAACGCTCGGTAGTCGTTTTAGGAAATATACATTTATTAATAGACCGTTTTAAACAATTGAGAGAGCATTTTTCCAAATTTGATGAGAACCAATCCGTATATGATTTTAAAAAAGTGGGACATACCCATAAACCATTAGTTGAACGATTACACAATTTAGATACCAATCTAAAATGGATATTGCCTGTCGTTTCGAATCGCAAACGATTATATAATCTCGCTACGGATATTGATTTGAATGATATAACAAATGAAAATGTAGGAGTGGATTTCCGTAGTATAGAAACAAAACAAAAAGAATATTATGATAAAGATGCCAAAAGTCGTTCTGTAAATTATTCTATATTGAATAATGAAATAAACAATTGTTTTACCCCCTTTAGAGAACCCATGGATACGAAACATATATTAGTATCCAAGCAAATCTCTGCCAATTTGGAAAGTATTATAGATAATTTGGGCGATTTTTATAGTAATATTGCGATAAGTACCAAAGGCGGAGCAGATGCACGAAAATCAAGATACGTTATTCAACGATATAATTTGGGAATGACAAAGATGGCGGAAAAAATGATGAAAAATGGCAAGAAAATGTATTATCGTTCTAATATGACTCCGAATGATACAATGACCGTGAAATCATTGATTATGTTACCGTCGCCAGTTATGAGGTTCTCAACCATTGATTTACCAATGACAAGTATCTTAGAAAAATCCAATTTACATCATCATTATTTTATGTTACATAAGATTTTGAATAAAAAAACGGATATTATATCAAATATTATTAGCGATTTCAATAATGAATTGGATTATGAAAATATAGAAAAAGAAACCAAACGCGAATTTTTATCAAAAATAGAAGAATTCGTATTGTCCGATGAATTGATGGAAGACGAAGATAAATTTATGAATTTTTTAAATATTATTATTCCCAAAACACGTTTATTGATTCGTGTCATACAAAAATATATTCATAATAAGTTCTCATTAGTCAATGTAGTCCAATTTTTAGAACCATTTTTGGTATATACCAATGATATTAGTTATAAACAATATTTGGAAATCAGATATTTTATCAAAGAAAAAATCAAGGAAATCAAAAAGATGATTGTAGATAAAGGAAATAAACTAAGTTTATTGCGCAATACCAAATACAATGTAGAACATAAATTAAATACAGTATTACATTTATTGGATGAGAAAAAAACGTTCTCAGATGCGATGTTTGATACCTATAAATTTTTATCCAAAGATAAATCCGATACAAAAATGACATCTTCTGAATTATTGGCAAAATATATCCAAATTGATAATGGTAACTATTATACTAATTTGTTAAAATCTTTATTAATCCCATTAATGACACCGAATAATTTAACCGATTTATTAGCCAAACCAAAAATAGACGAAATGACGGATGTAGATAAAATCAAACCCAAAGAATGTATACGCCGATATTTGGCAAAAAGATATGGAAGTGTGAAAGAATTACAAAAAGACGATAGTCAAGATGAAGTATATTTTGATAAAGAGTTCGATGATACAGTCTATGATATTTTAAATAAATACAAAGACGAACAGAAAAAAATGACACCCGAAATGTTTATGGAATATTTGATAGAGAACCTTATACAAAAACATGATTGTCCGAAAAGTATGGCAAAAGAAATGGCGGAAACGTTAATTGCGAAGAAAAAAATGGTTCGTGATGGAGATTATGCCATGTTGGAAATAATGCCTTCGTTGCCCTCGGATGTAAATGAAATGAACTTATCGGAGAAAGAAAAAGAAGACATAGAAACCGAAAAGGATTTACGTAAGAAAATCAAATATTATCGCCGTTTAAAAAATCATTGGGTTCATGATGATAAAATAGCTGAGGAATCCTTTATAGATAATAATACATTGTTTTGTAATATAAGTGAGAATTGTTATAAAAATACCAAAAACAATATTTGCGAAACTCTGGATGACACAGCAGCCAGAATGAAAAAAATATCGCATGAAAAATTATTGAGCGAATTTGATAAACGTTATGCGATTACCATTGAAGATTTGGAAAAAGAATTTGAAAATGAAATTGCAACAAATAGAAAAAAATTACTCAAAAAGCAAATATTGAATGAGTTACAAGTCAATAAAGCCAGTCATTTAGCCTATGAAATTGGAAAATTAACGAAACCGACTGAATTAGTGGTTTCTCCTTATCGCCAAATAAAAGAAATGATTTTATCCCAAGACGATTTTACAAAACAACAACACGATATTTTATTGTTTGTGGATAATTTTTGCCGCGAACCCATGATAGAACAATTAAAAGAAAGCGAACATTGGTTCTATTGTATTGATACAAATACTCCATTGTTGCCCGTATTTAAACACAGTTTAGCGGTATGTTTTGTGAATGGCGGAGATTATGCCGCGAAATTAGACGAAATATGTAGTCAAATTGGGTTGGAACAAGGCGATTCTATTGTAGATAAATTCACAGGTGAAGTGATACGTAAATTGGATTTTAGTTCAGAAGAAGGGTATGATGAAGCGGGTTTCAAAATTACAACCCATGATATTATGGAAAAAGACATTGGTGATTTATTAACCGAAGCAGTTACCATGTCAAAACAACCTGAAAAAGTATTTGAAAATGAGATTACGATGATGATATATAATGTCTTTAAAGCGATTTGTACGAATATTGATTTACCGCAATTAGGCATAGATTCCATGGAGGGATTTGTATTGAGAACCGTTACAGAAATCATGAATAAAGCCATTAAAACCGAAGAATCCTATAATGAATTCGTCATAAAAGAGAAAAAACGTGCCGATGTGAAAATGGATCCCTATGGTATTTATTATAATGAAATGGTGATTGTTATTATTGCCAGTGTTATTTTAGTGGCGATACAAACCGCAGTGCCATCCTTCCAAATCAATCGTACTTTCCCGGGATGTTTACGTTCTTTCAGTGGTTTTCCATTAAGTGGTGTGGAAGATATGACGGGATTACAATATATTGCATGCGTTACTGATAAAACCAAAAGTCAATCCAAACCATGGAATGCGATTGAGAAATTAAATGCCAAAAAATTAGAGAAACGAATGCAGGTCATTATAGAAAAATATGTATTGAATCGTATTGACATACAAGATTTATATGCCAAAAAACGCGAATATATCATTTTAAATCCGGATTCCGTTACCGTAGAAGAACATAGTATTACCAAATGGCATCATTATATGCCACCCGTTGTGGAATATCGCATTACGAATTCATTGAAAAATATTTCATCGGATTTCCAATCTGAATTATTGAGATTATTAACGGATGGTAAATCCAACCAACACGACTATTATAATATAGTGAAAAGTAAAGCCGCCCAATTCGGTTATGCTATTATTGAACGTATCAATAAAGTAGTAAAAACGAAAGATTTAGTTTTAAAGACCAGTACAATGGTTCCCTTTATGGAGAACGCATGTTGTAATGAAAATAATACTACAAATCCAATGATCTATTTTATCAAGGAAGATGAGAACATTAAAGTGGATATTGTCGCTGCCAAAAAATTAAGAATATTAATCACCGACATAAAAGCATTATCCAAGGCATCTATCATTTATCACCGCGAATTTACTGGTATAACATATCCTGAAGTACCTATCGGGCATTTAGAAGAGAACATTTATGCGGCATTTATCCATTATTGTAATTTTGACCGTAATTTACCTATTCCCGAAAATTATAAAATCATATGTAGTGAAAAACCTGCAGGATATAATACATTATGGACGATACAAGAAAAGGTAGAATTTTTAAAGAAACACGGAAAGCGTTATACAGTAGATAATTTATACCAATTGATGAATTTAGTACAAGATAAGAACAGAGTAACAATTAAACGTAATATAGAATTTCATACCATAAATGTATTGACCGATATTTTGGAAAGTTTAGACCGTGAAGATTCGTTATTAATTAATGAAAAAATGCGAGAACATTTACATAAAGTCATTGAAAAATACAATCCGAAAGCATACGTAAAAGAAGATACGGATGCCTTACGCGATTTCAAAGATTATTTATATACCACCAATGATAATTTATACCAAAGTATCATCAAATTCTTTGAAAAGAATGGTAGATTTTTAGAGAGAACCGAATTCAACGAATTAAAAGAATTTATTGGAACGGTTTATAGTTGGCAAAATTCGCAAAAATCCGCGTATGATTATTATGATAGCAATGAATTGTATTCGTTTTGTCAATATATTAAAAATGCGATATTTTCCATGTGTTCGGTATACCCAAGTATTATTTTAAATGATGGAGTACGTAATACGATTCCAAAACATTGGAAATTATCGCCATTTGATGAAGATAAATTAAAATCCAATATTATTGAAAAATATTATGAAGAAATTATGACATTTAAAGGAGAACCTATTTTAGTACGACTGTTACAAGAAGTATCAAAATCATTAGAGAACATCAATTTATTTACCCAAAATATACCTATTATTTCCCCCATCCAAAAAGAAGGAGCCGTTTTCCATTCTATTTTTGATAATTTTACTACGGTTTCTTTATTTATTTATTGTTTTTACACGGTTTTATATGAATATATGAGTAGTAGTGAAGACCCCGATTTATTAACAGCAAATGTAAATATCAGTAAACAGCGTCGCAGAGATATGATAAATAATAATATGAATGAATCCAATTCTATTTCCGGACAAGAGGCAAATATACCAGATGAAATGTCGGAAGCAAATACAGAATTACAAGAAATAACTATACAAACCGTCCAAGATTTTGAATTACGAGAACGCGTATGTAAATTATTAGTTGCCTTCTTACATGTAGAAAAGAAAAACAAATCCGTGATTAACTTTTCCTACGCGCAAATTATGAAATATGTAACCAAAGTGAAGACCAGTGAGAAAAAATCCATTACGGATATGTTTGAAAAATTAGACCCTGAAAATAGAAGGATAGAAGATATGATGAAATTATTTAAAATCGGTAGATGGAATGTAGGCATGCAAAAAGGTTTAATACATTATGATGAAGAAACCAATGCGAGAGAAACCAATCAGTTAATGAACTTTTTGAATGAAGATAGTGGTAATAAAGATGTCATGTTTGATATGATGAGAGATGTATATGATATAAATAATATAGGAACAGCAGAGGGAGAACAAATGAACGTAAATGATTTGGAAACAATGGAAGAAAACGAGAACACCCAATTTTATGAGAACGAAGGATATGGAATAGAAGGTTTAGATGAGGATTATACGGATGGAGATTATTATGGCGAAGATGTTCGGGATGATTATATGTAAACGGTTGTGATAAAGATATGAAAAGCAAAAATGAAAAAGATTTGTGAAAAATTTTTGAATTTATTTATGTAAAAATAATTTCAAAGGATATAATAGAATTATGCCAAACATAAAAGGATTTGTAAGATATTATAAATTAAACGTCATTATTTTGCTTTTTTTAATCCTGTTCTCCATCGTCCATTATATAAAACCCGGATTTCTTTATACGAAAGAAGGAGGATTTAGAGAATTCGGCGTCGGATATAAAAATAAAACGGTCATTCCGATTTGGATAGTATCCATTATTTTAGCCATATTGTCGTATTTAGCCGTAATGTATTATTTATTACATTTTTAGTACATTGGTCTAATTGTTCTCAAAATAATAATATGAATTATATATTATTATTTCAGAAAATGGAATATCCACGATTAATTGAGAACACTGCCAAAAATTATTTATATCAAACATTAAAACAATGTCATAATAATCGAGTGACTGTATATTATTATGTATTTAATATAACCATATTCGTTCTCTTTGTTTCTATTTTAGGATTGACCTTATATTATTGTAAAAAAAATAGAATGAGTGACGTAGAAAAACGGAAGAAAATGTTACGAGACCAACAGTATATTTTATCCAAAATCAAATTTTATAAGGATGAAGTAGTAGAAAATAAAACGAAGATGTCCGATATTACAGATTTACCCGTTCCGGGAAATTATATGGTATAGAAAATTGAATTTTATTATTATCGTTAATAATAAAAATAATACAAATCAACCTATATATATTTACCAATTATGTCTGCTTATATTACCACCGCCGATTCCGTAATCGAAAATTCATTTTGTCAAATTCATACTCATTCTGATGGTTTGTATTTGAATTTATTACATGAAGACGAACAATTCGGCATTTTGTCAATGAAAATGAAAAAAACAAAAATTACAGAACGACCCACCATGATATTATTTAGTATAGATAATACTGCTTCTATGGATGAATATGCGTATGGCAATACTACCAAAATGACAGTCGTCATCAAAACATTAAAAAATATCATGACCTATCTATCTACCATTGACGCACCTGTATACGTCCAATTATATACCTTTAATGTAGAAGTCCGTTCGATTATTGATACGATATTAGTAAACAAATCAAACGTAGATGAATTAATCAATAAAATAGAAAAAATAGCTGCGAATAATTCAACGGATATCGGAAATGCATTACAATTTGCGAATGAAAATATGATAGAATACAATAAAGAGAATCCAACTCACCAAATTATACATATATTTATGACGGATGGTGAACCAACTATTGGCGAATCTAATTCCGATAAATTATCTACGATGGTGAATAATAGTTTTCCAAATATATTTGTAGGATTTGGTGAATATCATAATGTAAATTTATTGAAAAAATTAAGTGATAATGATAATGGCGATTACCAATTTGTAGACAATATGGAAAATACTTCACTTATTTATGGTGAAACGATGCATCGTTATTTATATCCAGCATTACAAAATGTAAAAATATGTATGAATAATGGTCTCATTTATAATTGGAAAACCAATAGCTGGGTGAATGAATTATATGAACCGACCATTATCGGTGATATTGAAAAAATATATCATATTAAAACTAAAACCCCTTATGATTTGGAATGTGATGTCTATGGAATTATATGTTCTTTATCAGAAACCGATATAGAAAATCAACAACAAATCACAAATGACGTCCAACATTTACAGAATATTGTTGTATTGCCTGCATTGATAGATACAAAAAAAGAAACATTAGAAGAAACGAATTTGGCAAAATATCTATACCGTCAAAAAATCCAAGAATTACTATATAAAGCTAAAGAAAGTAAAAATAAAGATGATATTAAGATAGTCAAACATGAAATGAATACATTTTTCAAAAATATGCGTGAATATATGAAAACAAATGATTTAGTAGATGACAAATTTATGAAAAATCTATGTGATGATATATGTATAACTTATCGTACTATCGGAACCCACTTAGGCGCGATGTATAATATATCCAGATTAACCACCCAAAGTCGTCAACAAACATATAGTGCTACACCCAAAAGTAATAATAGTCGTCAGGCATCAGATGATAATGAAAGTCAACCATTGGACGACGACTTCATGATAAACACGAATGATGGATATAAAAAAAATAATGCCAAAATATTAACGGGTATTGCTTCTATCAATAAATTTCCAGTGATTGGGTTGGATACCTTATATTCTCCAATGAAACCTCCACGTTTAAGTCGTAGTAAAACCAATGATTTTATAAAAGATTATTCTATATTAAAACGTTATGAATTAGAAGAAAAAATAGATGATGTATTCGATGATGAAACGGAGGACGATACCGATATTAAAAATTACAATGTATCACAAGATACTAATAGTTGTTACGCAACCGAAAGTTCGGTAAATACTATGACGCAAATTTCTAACCTATAGATAATAATAAATTATATTATTTATTATAAAAAGTAAATAAAAATAAAGAATCATTACATATATTTCATGGAAGCAACCCCCAAAGTACCAGATAATTTCCGTTCAATTATCACTGATTTTACGAAAGATTTATCCATTACTTTTCCAGAATATATTTTTTTATGGTCGAAGTGGACGGATACCGAAGAGTTCAATGAAAAAGAATTACAATATATATTTGAATATTGTTTATCCATATATCCAGAGCGATTTTTTGATATATTATATCAAAATGATGAAATTTTCAAACCCGAAAGTGAAATAAATACCATTTTTTTACCAAGCGTAGATTTTAAGTTATTATTCAATTGTGAAGGCGTAAGTGAGACCACGAAAAAGACCATGTGGAAATATTTACAATTGATTTTATTTACCATTGTAGGTGGTATTAAAGACAAATCTACTTTTGGAGATACATTGAATCTATTTGAAGGAGTAGATGAAGAACAATTGAATGAAAAATTAAAGGAAACCATGAGTGGTATTACTGATTTTTTCTCAACTATTTCTGAAAATATCGATATGAATCAGGACAATGCAAATACAGAGAAAGAAACAGCTGAAAGTGAAGCACCACAAGCACCAAATCTAGAAGATATGTTTCAGAATATGCCTGGCGCAAAAGAATTTGCCAAAACATTTGGTAAAATGGATGGATTACCAAATATGGAAAATATGCAAGACCATTTAAAATCATTATTTGATGGAAAAATTGGTAAATTAGCCAAAGATATGGCAGAAGAAATCACCGACGAATTCAAAGATTTATTAGGTGCAGATATGCAAAATACAACCGACCCGAATGACATGATAAAAAAATTAATGAAAAATCCGAAGAAAATAATGGATTTGATGAAAACCGTGAGTGGTAAATTAGATAGTAAAATGAAAAGTGGCGAAATATCCAAAGACGAAATTATGCAAGAAGCAAGTGAATTATTTGGTAAAATGAAAGATATGGGTGGAACAGACCAATTTGCGGAATTATTCAAAAATTTAACAAAAAGTATGGGTGGAATGGGTAAAAACATGAGAATGGATACAAATGCGATAGATCGTATGACGAAACAACAAAGTACGCGTGAAAGAATGTTAAAAAAATTGGAACAACGTAAACGAGAAGCAGCATTACAAAATGAAATGCGTTCTCAATCTGTCCCTATAAATTATACATCATCCCCCGGACAATCTGGCAATAATTTAGTATTTAAAGTGGAAGGTGAAACCCAAGAAAAATCCTATATACATCCAGATTTATTAGCTGATATCGAAAAAGAAGAAAAAGCAAAGGTCGATGGAAATACGAATCCAGGAAAAAAGAATAAAAAGAAGAAAAATAAGAAATAAATATTTGTATCATTTATTTTCATTTAGTATAGTATATAGCATATTGTCATGGGTTTCTTTGATAAATATATCAATTTACCAGTATTCATGATAAGTTTGGCAATAGGTATAGCCATGGTTTATATAACCATGCCTGATAATCGTAAAATATATGTATATCCTACTCCTGAAAATATTAATGTCTTGCAATATAAAGATAAAACCGATACATGTTTTTCGTTTCAACAAACGGAAGTTCCATGTCCTAAAAATGAAAAGGATATTTTCATTATTGCACCGCAAACATAGGAGGACATTTATTTTTCATGACTATTATTATTTATATTATATTATATTATACTATGAATATTAAACGATTAATAACTACGCCATTTGGTAAAATATTACTATCGATTATTTTGGCATTAGGTTTAGCAAGTTTATTTAGAAAAGTCTGTAATGATAAAAATTGCATTGTATTTAATGGTCCGGTTTTATCCGATATTGAAGATAAAATCTATAAACATGGTGATAAGTGTTACAAATATAAACACGAACCTACCAAATGTGATAGTACTAAAAAAGTAATAAATATAGGAACGATTGATAAACCGTCCTCATTTTAGTATAATTCGTAAACTATACAATAATTAGATCATTTAGTATTGTATAGTTTTAAAATGGAAAAGACTACCCGTATATCAGATTTACCTGAAAATATTACAATGCAAATGCCAGCATATGGTGCGAATATGAATCAAAATGGTGGCGGCGGTGGTAGCAATAAACAAAATATGAATTTTGAATCGCCTACTAATTATACACCCATTAATATACATCCAAATCCCTATGGTATTTCGGCACAAAATCCCATTATGCCTCCGCCACAACAACCAAACGTACAACAAATGCAACAAATGAACCAGATGGAATATTCGGCACAACCACCCGCGAGACAATATTTATCCGAACAGCAGCAAATGGAAATACAAAATATGCAACAAATGCGTTTACCATCGAGAGATATTCCATTGGATACGACAAATTATCAAAACGATGAAGAAATACAAGCAAATTATATTCCCAAACCAAAGATTACCAAAGATTATTTAAAAGACTATGAAGAAACCAGTGAAAAACGAATACGAGAACACGAAGAAAAAAAATATAGAGAAAATAAATTAGATACAATCTTAACGGATATTCAGACACCGATACTCATCGCCTTTTTGTTTTTCTTTTTCCAATTACCAATTATCAATACATTTATTTTCAAAAGGTTCTCATTTATGAATTTATACAATGAAGATGGAAATTTTAATTTTTCTGGATTGGTTTTTAAAAGTATATTCTTTGGGTCAGTGTTTTATAGTATACAAAAAGCAATGACTTTTATAAGTGAATTTTAGAAAAAATACATTTATACCAGTGAAGATTTTATTATTTGAATAGGTTGAATTTATTCAGGTCAAAGATATTGGCAACAGTATCCGTTGAAGAAGTATTCTTTTGTGTTTTATTATCTTTGTTTTTTGCCGATTTTACACAATGCTTTGGTTCAGAATCCATACTTGGAGTATATTTCAAAAATATACGTTGATACTCTATGCTATTACGTTTCTTTGAAAGTTCTCTAAATTTAAGGGCTTTATATGCTTTTATTTCTTCCATGGTATCTTGTTTTCCATAACATTTTATAGAAAACCGTTTTAAAATACCTCTATGTTCTAAGCGGTTGCGTTGTTGTAATTCATATAATACATTTGCCATACATATTAATCGTTGGATGTTATATTTTTTATCATTCACATATACAAATGCTAAATAAAAGGTTAAAATCGTATCTATCGTCGCGACATTGACTTCAGAATGATGAATCATGATTTTATTATAACTATGACAAGCAATGGGTTTATAAATATATGCCATCGTTTGGTTGTCAACTTTGATTTCTATACATTCTGGAATAATATCTTGTATGTTGTCGTGTTTAATTAATTTAATTTTTTTATAGTTTTCATTCATCAATGCGTCTTTTACATTTTGGGCGCATTTTTCTATATCTTCTGCAATAACGTCAAAATTCGTTATTTTTTTAGTAAGTTCTTTTTCTTCAGGCGTCATAAATTTAGAATATAAAGAGGTAGCATACCCGCCGAAAAAAACAACGTTTTCATCAATGAATGTATCCCTGATAATGATATACATTTTTTCATTATCATCTGTATTGATATCTTCTATTTTTTCAAAATGGATAGGGTCACAAACGGTTTTGTCGTGAATAATGGGATAATGTTTATTAAAGAGGGTTAAACGGGTTAATACCTTTTCCCATCTACTTACATCACCTTCTGGACGAGATAATTCCAAATACATACTCATGCGTAAATAATTCGGCGGAGCATAATGAATACCTTTTTTCATAATACTGTCTTTGAATAAAGCTTTAAATATGCCTGGATTTAATTGGGTTACATCGGCAATAGGTAAAAAATTTACAAATACTTTATATGTTCCAACATGTACGCCTGCTTTTGCTTCTACTTCTGTATAACCAGCTTCATAATAGATGTCGGCTAATGCTTTGGCATCTTCCATTGCATTTGCTGAATAAAAATCATAATCGGGAATATCAACTGCACGGTTATAAAATTGGACGGACGAAGGTAATAAGTTGTTTATAGCTGTTCCGCCATAACAAATTAATTTCTTTTTTTTAATAAATTCTTCGACAATTTCAATAAATTTTGCAATAACTTCATTACTTGCTAATCTAGCGGATACTAATTGTTCGGATTTTTCTACTGAATTCTTTAAAATCGCTAATTCACATTGCTCGAACGTCATTTTATCATTACATAAATAATTACTAAATTTATTTTTTTTTGTTTTATTATGTTTCATTTTCGTCTTTAATAAAATATATATAATACATATATTTTATTTTATGCATTTACACCGTTGAATTTTCAACTAAGTTGCATATGCAGATTTGATTCACAACACCAAATGGATGCTATATCTAAATCATCACGCGTTTAATTCTTCATCTTCTTTTGTTAAATATATAATCGTATCTGCTAATTTTAAAGTTCCGTACCGGTTGTCATTAAATAATGTTTCATATTCTTCTAATTGTGCGTCTTTATTATAAAACTTATAGGCTACTATTTGACAACCATGCTCTTTTACAAATGCGCCAATCGATGGATTTGCGGTATTTTTCATATTAAAATCGGGAACCACTAAATTGATATATTTTTTATCGGTATGTTCGTTATCATCTAAAATACGTGGTCTATTTTTTTGTTGATCCAATATAGTAGAATACTGATTCAAACGTAGATAATCACTACCACTTTCCATATTTATATATTTTGACAAATCATAACAATTCGTATCCTTTGGACCACAACTGGTATAATCTTTATAATCGTATCGGATTGTTTTATCTACCAATAACACTATTTTGCCCGCCATATCACTTACATTTGTATTGTCATTTATTTTACCATTATATAATTTCGGTTTTAATGTCGCATCTACTGATTTAGCTACTAATTTATAGATATTATTATTATTACTTTTCATACGTAAATTTATAAACATTGGGTCTTTTAAATTTGGCGATTTACTGGAAAACGCGCAAGTAACTACCGTGGTTAACGCATCATTTAATAATATTTTATTTTTGGAATCAATCGATTTAAATGTCGGGTCTTTTGAAAAGGCAACATGAGGAATATTACTAATATCAAATACTTCAAAATCTACAAATCTACATCCACGTGACATAACATATTCAATTGCTTTGGTATTTACATAATTTCCGGTACAAGCTGAATTATAGGATGCCTTTACTACATATTGTGACAATGGCATATTCATATCTTCTGGACTCATAGATGTTATTTTTTGTTGTTCGGTGTATATCATACGATTCAATTCTATATCTTCACTACTTTGGGATGATGGATTCGGAACATCAAAGTTTTCTTTTACGTTGAATAAATAAAGCGCTAATCTTTGTTTGCGCTGGTATAAGTCAAAAATAACGTAGATAAAAATAAATAATGCAATGAATAAAATTATTTTTTTATAAATTTCCATAATAAAATATATAATGATAATAATATATTAACATATACATATAAAATATTATGCCAGGAGGTTTACTAAATATAATTTCGATTGGAAATAATAATGGTATTTTAACGGGTAATCCTACGAAAACGTTTTTTAAAGTGACTTATTCTAAATATAGTAATTTCGGATTACAAAAGTTTCGGATAGATTACGACGGTTTAAGAGATTTACGATTAACAGAACCATCGACCTATACGTTTAAAATGCCGCGATATGCGGAATTATTAATGGATACGTATTTGGTGATTACATTACCAGATATATGGAGCCCCGTGTATCATCCTTCTACCGAAACCGGTGGACGGTGGGCGCCTTATGAATTTCGTTGGATACGTGATTTAGGTAGTAATATAATAAAAGAAATTTCTATTACATGTGGTTCTCTTGTTTTACAAAAATATTCAGGAGAATACTTGGGTGCAATGGTAGACCGTGATTTTTCTGCCGAAAAAAAGAAATTATATAATGAAATGACTGGTAATGTTACTGAATTAAATGACCCAGGAAACGCCAATGGACTTGCAAATACATATCCAAATTCGTTTTATACTACCGCAAATTCTGGGTCTGAACCATCTATTCGAGGACGACAATTATTTATTCCCATCAATACATGGTTTACCTTAGATAGTCGTTGTGCTTTTCCACTGATTGCGCTGCAATACAATGAATTATATATAAACGTGACATTGAGACCTATACAAGAATTATTCCAGGTGAGAGATGTATTTGATTTGCAATATCAACGTCCATACGTCCAACCCGATTTTAATCAATCCTATTTTCAAATGTATCGTTTTTTACAAAGTCCACCCGCAATTGTTCTTACATCAGATGCATACAAGAATAAAATATCAACATGGAATGCGGATATACATTTAATGGCAACATATTGTTTTTTATCTAAAGACGAAGCCCAAGTATTTGCAGCGAACGACCAAGTGTATTTAGTAAAAGATGTTTTCCAATATAATTTTGAGAACATTACTGGTACGAATAAATTGAAATTAACTTCTAGTGGTATGGTGGCAAATTGGATGTTTTATTTACAACGTAATGATGTAAATTTACGAAATGAATGGAGTAATTATACAAATTGGCCTTATATTGGTATACCCGGCGGTTTAGAACAAGGAAATAGTGTTGACCCTGCTACAATTTATACAAACTTTGTAAATGTTCCATTTACTGGACCGAATGGAATTATTTATGATATAAATTCCGGACCTGGAATGGACCCCATAGACCAGGTGAAAACAGGTATCTATCTAACAGGTAATTATTTAGTTGACAATCAACGTGAAATATTAAATACGATGGGAATTTTATTCAATGGAGAATATCGCGAAAATATATTAACAAGTGGAGTATTCAATTATATAGAAAAATATACGAGAACACAAGGTTCAGCCAAAGAAGGATTGTATTGTTATAATTTCTGTTTGAATACCAGTCCATTTGAATATCAACCAACCGGAGCCATCAATATGAGTAAATTTAAACTAATACAATTAGAAATATCTACTTATGTGCCGCCCATAGATACAGAATCTTCTAAGTTTGATATTCTTTGTGATAGTAGTGGAAATGCGATTGGTGTACGTAAATCAAATTGGAGATTATATCAATATAATTATAATATGACAGTCTTTGAAGAACGATATAACGTATTGTCTTTTATCGGTGGTAATTGTGGTATGTTATACGCCAGATAAAAATTATATGAGTTTTATTATGAATTTTATATACTATATTATAATATAGATTGTATAATATATTATGGAAAATGAAAAAAGTATTTGGAATAAAACAATATTTAGTGAAACGCCTAATAGATACGATGATAATTTCCAAATCATGAATATGAAACAAAAAATCAAGAAAATAAAGAAACCGAAAATAAAAAAAGAAAATTATAAAAATATCGAAGAATTAGAGAACATTTATGATATTCCTTCTTCTTCTCCTCCGCCTAAAATTGTAGAAGGGTTACGAAGCAAATCTACAAATGATGATTTAGACCCTAATTTTCTAGGATTGCCGGATAAAGATTTTGATGGAATAGATACTCCTGATAAAGGTAATAAAGATGATCCAAGGGTTGCGGTAATTAATATTTTAAACAAATTATACGAACAGATAAATAAATTTAATTATACAATAGCACTTTACATAGCAAAAATATTATCAATTGCTGATTCAAATGAAAATAATGTTAGTGAATTATTGAGAAAAGGTGCGAATTCTAGAAAACTAAACCAAAAACAAAAAGATTCAAAGAATGATATATTGATTATACAAAAATATGTAGGTCTTTTTGAAAGTGTATTGGTAGCGTTCTTTGCAACATATAATTGGTTTTACATTATGTTTTATTATTATACCAACCAAGATAAAGAGAACAATATAGTAAACGATGAAAAAGTTGGGTGTCGGGTGGATGTTCCTAAGTTAAGTTCATATTATATTCAAGAACAAATACATCAACGAGCAGATTTTTTGTCTATATTTTATGCGTTTGTAAACTTCTTTTTTATTTTTGCATTAGCCTTTGTTGAATATTTACAAAGTTTTATGATGAAAATAATACCTGATAATTTAAGGTCTCTACTTAATTATAAAGGTTGTTTTGTAGGAGTATTTTTGTTATTAATTGTTTTCTTCTTCAAATTCAATGTATTCATATATAATTTTTTAATAGCCGTATTAAAGGGGGATACTAAAAATATAACGGTTTCATTAATGTATTTCTTTTTATTAATTATTTATTTTTTTGGAAATTATAATATGGGGCTTTTACCGAAAACATTAAGTTATACAGTCAATTCGTTTATGGGTTTTATATTATCCCCTATAACTGGTTTTATTACTGCGTTTTTAAGATTTATTATAGTAATGTTGATATCTGTCCCACTCGGTGCGGTTGCTTGTATGTTATATATGTTGATAAATTCATTATTTGGAATAATGATGAACGTCAATATTTTTAAATATTTCGGAACGTTTGTTAGAATTAATGAATTTATTAAACATAATAATGATCCATTAGCAAACGTCCCTAAATCAACTGAGGATGAAATTATTTATAAAGTAAAATCTTCTTATAATAATTTGATTGATTTTATATACAAATACGTATTTTTCATCGCATATATTGTTATATTGGTTATAGCAATCATAGATTATAATAATAATATTACAAATAGCCAATTAAAATTTCGGTTGATAATATTTTCTGCTATTGTTATTTTTATCATGTTAATTGCTATGCTTGGAATATCTTCTATTAAAAATTTTATGGTGGATGAATCAGGAAATCCCGTTTATGATGAATCCGGAAAACCTATTGTTGTGAACGAATCAACTGAACCAACTGCTAAAAAAACCAATAAAGAATGCAATGATGATACAGATGAAGACTATTCTTTTAATAATGTAATGAATACTGTAGTGGATAATATTTTTACTAAATTTGCGAATAGTAATGCAACTAGTAAGATCCCTAAATTTGATGAAAATATAATGACAAGTGGTGTGCCCGATTTAAATAGAGTGTTGAGTAATGCGACAGATATTTTACATATGCAAAATAATGGTAATAAAAAAAATAACGTTCAACCATCTACATCCCCTCTTCAAGATACTAGTACAAAGAATGCTGCATCGAATATAGCTAATGTGGCTAGTTCTTTCATAAATAAATTTGCGAATCGTAATGAAAAGAACAAGATTCCGAATTTACACCCTTGAAGAATTCAATCCGAACGGCGGATGAATTCTCAAGTAAGTTACCAGTTACAGATTTGTACGGAGGTACCAGTTACAGATTTGTACGGAGGTACCAGTTACAGATTTGTACGGAGGTACCAGTTACAGATTTGTACGGAGGTACCAGTTACAGATTTGTACGGAGGACCCCCGTAGGGGTCCGGATTCAAATCTTCACTGGTATAAATGCAATGACATCAAAATAATAATTGTTTACTTGCATAATTGCATTCAACACTTTATTTTTCTTTCTATATTTTGTATCATTTTTCTTTTTAGACACTAAATATTGTAAAATAATGTTTTTCGTAATAATGACATAAAAATAAATGTTTAGAATATAATAATGGGAAAAAATAAAAAGCACCGTCCTTTTGTCAGTATATGCACGCCAACCTTCAACCGCAGACCTTTCATAGAAAATATGTTCCAATGTTTTCGCAATCAAGATTATCCAAAAGATAGAATGGAATGGATTATCGTAGATGATGGCACCGATAAAATCAATGATTTGATTGCCAAAGCTAATATTCCACAGATTAAATATTTTGCAGTTGATACCAAGATGACATTAGGTGCAAAACGAAATTTAATGCATAAACATACAAAGGGTTCCATTATTGTCTATATGGATGATGATGATTATTACCCACCAGATAGAGTATCGCATGCAGTAGAAAAATTAGAAAGTAATAAACAAGCATTATGTGCGGGTTCCAGCGAAATATATATTTATTTCAAAACATTAAATCGTATGGTCCAATGTGGTCCATATGGTCCAAACCATGCTACTGCGGGTACATTTGCTTTCCGCCGCGAATTATTGGACCAAACCAAATACGAAGACCATGCTGCATTAGCAGAGGAACGCGCGTTTTTAAAAGACTATACGATTCCATTCGTACAATTGGACCCAATGAAAAGTATTTTGGTATTTTCACATGAACATAATACATTTGACAAACGCAAAATGTTAGAAAATCCGCATCCCGACTATTTGAAAGATTCCACGAAAACAGTCAATGATTTTATAAAAAATAAAAATGAGGAATCCATCAAAGATTTTTTTATGAATAAAATAGATAAATTATTAGAGGCGTATGAACCAGGGTCGCCTAAAATGAAACCTGATGTGTTAGAACAAATAAAAAAAATAGAAGCTGAACGGGCTGAAATGTTAAAGAAAGCACAAAATCAAACCGCAAATCAAATTATATTACAAAAACCTGGAGAAGAACCAGTCGTCATCACACCACACGAGGCAGTGAATATAATGCAACAACAACAGGGTTATATCGGTGAATTGTCAAAAGAGAAAGAAGTGAATACAAAACGAATCGCAGAATTAGAAAAAATGATTATCCAATTACAAATGCAAATTATTTCAAAAAATAAAGAATTAAAAGAACTAAAATCTACTACATCTGTGGTTTCTCCTACCGAAACAAAACCAAATAATAATAATGAAGAAGTAATTACTACCAATGTTTTATCAGCAGCTGAAATACCAAAAAGTGTTCCATTAATGATGGTAGAAGCTGATTAAATATGGAATGAATAAATTTATTGTATAATTCTAAATATACAATAAAATAATTATTTTTTATCACGCATATGCCAATGATATGAAATATAGTCATAATCGCTGTCTAATGATAATGTATTGGCATTTTTCCATTTTAATTCTCGAATTGCAATTTTAGTTGGGTGTTTAAATAACATATAATTAAAATACATTTCATATTCAGACGCGCCCGAACCATTTATATCAACTACATTTAAAAGGAATACATTATAGAAAAAGTCATTGTGTTTTTTTTCAATCATATCGATTATTTCTTTAATATATTTGGTTTCAAACATCATATGATGACATATACCAGATTTATTTACATATTTTTTTAAATCTTCATGTAAACGATTCATGTGATTAAAATATGGCATGTGATATTCAACCCCATGATTATATAAACATTTTCCTTCTTTATAAAAAATGGTAGGTTTTAAGAAAAAAGTATCACTATCTAATACTAAATATTTATCTAATATATCGGGTATAACCAAACCGGCATATAATTTTAATAATTGTTGTAAATACCAACCATTTCTATCTAATTTACCATGATATTCAGCGACAGTTTCAATGGAAAATGGAAATATTTTTTCGGGTATACTAATGCAACCATCAATTTGCAATGTTTCATCGTAACAAATAATATAAATATTTCTATATCCTACTATATTTTTTTTTGTATATTCTAATTGTGTCTTCACTACATCAATATCATTTGGACCTATGGGTATTACTATATCAAACATATTATTTTCATATATTGCGTCTTCTTGCCATACATTCATGTTTAACTTATTTTTAATACTAAAATTATTTGATATAATATAATCATTTAATTCATCGAACATAACTTGTCCCGAATACATTTCTCCATGACTTACTTCTATATGCATATATTTTACTTGTTTTAAAAAGTTACCTAATCCTTTTAGTGCTAATAATTCTGCTCCTTGTAAATCCATCCAAATAATATCAACATTCTTAATATTATATTTATGAATAACACTATCTAGACGATGACAATTTGTTTTTATTTCATCTTGTATATAGTGTTCTGCCTTATATGTGCCATTTGATAAAAATATAGATGATGCTCCTGGATTTCCATCCTTCCAAGTAGTTATAGTTTTTTCTTGGTTTATTGGATAAAATGTTATTTCTCCATCATAATCACAAACAGCCCCTTCGATTAATGTTATGCGGTCTTTGTAATTTTCTATGTTTTTTTTACAAATATCTAATGTATTTGGGTTACATTCAAACGCATATATTTTGGCATTTGGGAAATTATTATAAAATTCTATACTTTGTTGACAATCACGAGAACCTATATCAAAAATAACATATGGCTTTGTTTTATCCGGAATATAAGAACAATAATTATTTATCATTATTCATATAATATAATATACTATTTATATTATATTATTGCTATTATTATTATTATTTTATCAACAATCATCATCATAATCCTCTAATTCATCATCCTCTTCTGTAATGAGTTGGACTTCTTTTTTTACATTTTTATCTAAATAACGATATACCCGTTTGATATCTAATTTTGAAATCGTATAATTTTCAAAAAATTTCAATAATTCAGTCATTTTATCTAATTGATTTATAAATTCTTCTCCGTAATATAATCTCATCTCTTGGAAAAAGGATATTAAATCTTTTTTATCCATATCTAATTTTTGTGATAGATTATAAATAAATAAAATATTATTATACTCTGTAGAATATTTGGTGAGAACCTTGGTGAATCTAATATCAACTGTTTTATTTTTATCTTTAAAAGAATCATGGTAAATTTTATTATTATAAAAGGTCTTCATTAAAGAACTCATTTCGTTAAATTGCCAGATTTGACTTTGGAAAGTAATTCTATCTATATAATCCGCGTAACAAATATTGTCTAATATTTTCAAATAAAACGGATAAGATTGCGAGGGAGATTTCGTAGATAAAACGTCTACAATATTCTCATGCCATAATAGGGCGACGATTGTACGGTCAGTTTCATTCATAAATGTATTATGTTCTTCCAATTTCATCGGTGTTTCTATTAATGTTTTCGTTATTTTTTTGGAATCTTCATTATAGGTTTTGATTTGGAAAATGTTATCAATGATTTCGTTATTCAATAAATCGGGGTTTTTGTTATATATATCATTAATAAAGGTCATTTTTCGTAAATCTCCTTGTATATATTGGATGATGTTCTCTTTACACTTTGTTGGTTTGGTTTTTATATTCGGCATCATATGTAACATTAATTTATTGATTTGTGTATTGGTCGGTGTATTTAATTCAAATACATTACATACTTTCATCAATTCTTTCATTTTCTTATCTATATAATAATTTCCAATACAAATGATTGGGTTCATGGTCATACTTTCTAATTTTTGTTTCTTGGTCTTTTTTTGTCTTATCAACTTAATGAGCGCGGTAATTCCACCTTTGTCTCCATTATTCATACCATCGATTTCGTCCATGACAATGGCTATTTTTTTCACTTGTTTTGTCATCATTTGGAGAACATTACGGTTGGAAATATTATTACTGGTAATTGTATCAATGAGTGTTTTATTACGAACATCGCCCGCGTCATATTTGATGATATCGTAATTTAATTCTTTCAATAAATTCATTACAAATTCGGTTTTGCCACAACCAGGAGAACCATAGATATAAAATCCCTTTTTGAATTTCACGTTTTTACAATTTTCATCAAAAGTCAACAATAATGTTTTTATTTCATTCGCTATTTTTTCTCTATCAAATATACTATTTATATTAGGAATGGTTCTCATTTACTATATGCGTTTTTTTAATTTTATATGTTTTAACGCAATAAATATATTATATGTATAATACATTTATTTACCAAAAGCACTGAAATCAGCTGTTACTGGAATGAAGTTACTACTTTTGGATGGAAGTGCACCGTAATAATTATAATTTGTTGCTCCACTGCCGCCATATGAACTACTGCCATAGGCTTTTCCGCCATATGGTTGCGTTTGATTGTCAGCTGTTGTAGTTCCAGTTGCGGTTGTTGATGCTCCAGAATTGATTTTTGCTGGATGAGAAGTTAATACATCTTTTACGCCACTTCCTGCATCTTTTAATAATCCAACGGTTCCAGATACCGCCTCCTTTGCTAATCCCACTGTTCCAGATACCGCTTCTTTTGCTAATCCAACAGTTCCTGTGACTGCGCCTTTCGCTAATCCGACGGTTCCAGTGACTGCTCCTTTTACCAAGTTTCCAGCTTCGTCAACTACATCACCTGTTGTATCTAATGCTTTGTTCGCTACATCTCCTACTGTACCACCTAATGATGCTACTGCTCCTGGTATATTTGTTCTTGTATCAAGTTTTATGGTTGTATTTCCATTAGATGATAGTGTACCCGAACCGCCTTGTCCTCCGCAATTCGTGCATACAGTATTTTGATTTGATGCAGACGGGCATGAAGGACACGAAGGGCATACTGGTGGAACAATAGATGATTTTAGTATATAATCTTGGGAAAATTCAGTGTTTGGATTTGATTTCCAATAAGAATATAATTTGAAAAAATCGGATAAATCATTTCCAGATACATCTAATTTAGTATTAGTAGTGGCGCTAGTACTTGTGCTCGTACTACTAGTGGAACTGGTATTGCTTGTAAAATTTGATAAAGTATTACCAGATAATAATGCGGATGTTGATAGTAATGAACCATTACTATTGTATACGCCATTACCATCAAATCTACGAATATTCACCAATTCGAATTGATTGGTATATTTGATTAAAGCAATAACCGTTTTTGTTCCAAATCCAAGGTATAATATCATTTGATTTGCTAAACTATCAGTTGCAACCCATGAATGTAATGATACACTACTTACGCCATTTTGGGCGTTATTATATCCAGAACTACTTACATTCATAGATGTACCGAATCTATCATATATAGTTAAATCATTTGAAGTAGCACTATTTTTTACTATTAATCTGGCATTCGATATATCGTAACGTACATATTTGCTTATTTGATACACTTTATTGTTTGTATCATAATAAGTTTCTTCTATCATTTTATCATTGTTTGTATCAGTATCACTCAAATAAGTGCCTAAACCTATGGTAGAAGTTGATGACAATATATTTTGCGACATTGAACCATTTATATATCCAAATGAACCAACATTTATCTTGGTAGTGTTATCTATGATATGGACTAATGTATCTGAACCAAATGGAATGTAAAATACGGAATATTTATCGGTATTGGCACTTTGGGTTGGATACATAAATGAGCTAAATGAACTTGCGGTGCTGGTGGTTGTACTTAAATCTACTGTACTGGTAGTAACGCCTGACACATTATATTGAAAGGTTTGATTGGGGTTTGTTCTTGGTGTAACATATAATGAGGAAACTGTATTTCCGGATATGGTATTTCCATAGGTAACACCATCCACTTCAATTAAATTACCATTTTTTGGATCATAAAAAATATTATCATATAATTTATTTACATATGCAGACGAATATTGTGGTATTTGCATATCATCCATTGTATTATTTGAGTATCCAAATGTTATGAAACCTTCCAAATTTAACATATTGCCAAATGTAATAGATATTACTAAAACTATCAATAATAATAAAAATATCATGAATGGTGATAATTTTATATTCATTTATTTAAAAAAGTATAAAATATACTAGGAAAATATATAGTAGAATAATAAAAAATTGATTTAATTTAAATTTCAAATAAAAATTGCATATTTTCTATAAAATGTCTAAATCTCGTAACCCACCACCATTACTGGAATTATTTTATGATAATACGAATAAATTTGAATTATGTTTGGATGAAGTTGGACGAGGATGTCTTTTTGGCAGAGCCTATATTGCTTGTGTGGTTTTGCCTCGCGACGGTACATTCATTGGAACCGATATAAAAGATAGTAAAAAGTTCTCTTCTAAAAAGAAAATAAAAGAAGTATCTGAATATATCAAACAAAATGCTCTGGTATGGCATATCGAACATGTAGAATCCGATGTAATAGATAAAATAAATATTTTACAAGCGGTTATGCGTGGAATGCACGAATGTATTCGCAATGTTTTACTACAATTAAAAGAAAAAGGGTTATGCGGGAAAGACATCGCATTAGAACCTGATTATCAACACGAATGTCTTGCTTTGGTAGATGGTAATTATTTTAATCCTTATCGGTGGTTTGATGATCGGACCGAAAGTATATGTGAATTACCAGCGGTTACAGTAGAACAGGGTGACGCAAAATATATGGGTATTGCTGCGGCGAGTATTTTAGCCAAAGTTGCGCGGGACGAATATATTAATGAAATGTGTGTCGCTCATCCCGAATTGATTGAACGATATGCGCTAGATACCAATGTAGGGTACGGTACAAAAAAACATTTGGAAGGTATACATAGTCATGGAATTACAAAATGGCATAGAAGAACATTTGGTAATGCTTGTAAAAATGCGGAAATAAATGATGTCAACTAAATCATATTATAATAATGGTTGTTCTAAATTTGTATTACCTTTTTCGCTGTCATCTTGTTTTTGTGGTGTATTTTTTTCTTCTGGTTCAACCACAATTCCATCGTCTAAATATTTGCCATCTTTTATCATTTGTATATCCTTCAATAATTTTTTGGAAATATTATTATTGGTTTGTTCGAAAACATTGATTAAGGATGCTAATAAATTTAGACCAATGCCTAACCATATATATGTTTTGGCATTATTACCAGCGGCGATGGTGGTGGTTAAAATACCAGCGGTTTGGACGATATGAAATAAATAAATGAAAACCATATTTGTCTCATTTAAACATTGGCGTTTTTTCATAAATCGTTGTAAATCGGATACAACATTCTTGTCAAAAATGCTTTGTATTTTCGTAGGTATATTATTGGCGGGTTCCATTATTATATATATTATATTTTATTTTGGAATGTCAAACCAATCTATATAAAATTGATGTATTGAAATATCCAGTTATATTATAATATCAAACAACCACCAAAAATGTTTACACAATTACGAAAAGGACAACGATATTTATTTTACGAAAAAGCACCCTATCATGAAACCGAAATCTCTTTCCGCGCGAATTTTATACATATTCTTGGCGTATCACTAATTATAGATACCTGCGAAACCGAAAAATCACCCAATACATTAGTAAGTATACCGATTCAATGGATTACAAAAATACAAACATTGAACGATATTTTGCAAATAGGCGACATATCATTTGATATTTTACCAAATGATGTGTTAAGTATCATTGACTGTTATATATAACGACCCATTAGAACAAGTCTTCCACATGTTTCATAGAAATCGCCATATATTTGGTTTCTTTATCCAATACACTATATCCAATGACTAATTCTTTATAATCATGAATATATACCATACCCAATGTATATTCCACCGGTTGTTTTTGAAAGGTAAATAAGGAAGAATATTTTTTTACTTGAAACGTTTCACTATCTAATACTACAAAACAATGATAATAATAACGGCGTTCGTCGTAACTCACCAAATGACATATAAACCATATTTCATCACCAATGGTAATACCATGAGTGGATCCGCGTAAATGTTTAAAAAATGCAGGTGTTTCTATTGTATTTGTAATCACTAATTCCGAACTGACTCCATTCTTATTCGGTTTCACATCCCCAATGGTTAACGGATACCAATGATATATCATTTTCAAAGATTCATCTTTTGCTGTAAATAAAACCCAATTTTTTTCTATTTTCTGTTGGTTCTCAATTTTCATAAGTCGAGGATTTACAGTTTTTTTCTCATATATATCTATTTCACCATGTTCTACGACCATATTTCCATTGGGTAATCCTCTATTTGCGGTATAATAAATCGCCTCATCATAAGAGAACAAACGCACATCTTCTAATCCTACATAAACATCGTCATACTGTTCGTTATAGGATAAAATATATTCATTCGTGATTTCCCATTCGGACCCCATAATTCGCACCAAAGAAATGACATTGATGGTTTGTATCTTTTCTTGATTGATATATTCACCCTTCTCATTAATTTTATAATTCACGAAACGGGTATTCAAGAGTAATTGACAAGTATTGCCATTCCAGCAAATCGAAGGAGTACTGGATACAAAGTTCTCTTTATCAATGGCACATAAGTTTCCCACAGTTTTAAATAATTTCTCCACCACCGTAAAGGGTTCTTTGTGTTGTATGATAGACGGCGTATAATATTTATAATTTGTCATGACATTTTTTGTAATATATTCATCGACGCGTGGGTTCTCTAACAATCGCATACATACTTTTTTCATATCAAAGTTCTCCCAATTACAATAAAATCCGATAATAGACAATTCATAATCTAATTTATAATCGTAAATATCCTTTTGTAAAAACAAATTATCATAATCGCGCTTTCGTTCGCGCTCATAATTCGCCAAACAGAAATAAGTATATGCCAATGTATTGTGACCTATAATTCTATAATAATGGATGATTTCATAGAGGTTCTCAATTCTATGTGGATAATAGGCATATCCATCTAACCAATATTGTACGGCTTTTTTCATATTTCCTATTTCTTTATAACATTTACCAATGGAATAATAAGAATGCCATACTTCTTCTTGCCAGCCACCGATTTTAATGCGTTTTTTATAGGTTTCTATGGCGTCTTCATATTGTTCGGCGTCTTTATAACTATTTCCCAAATAAAAGGTATATCTATCATTGTCCGGGTTCTCTTCTAACCCTTTTTTTAATAAACGAATATCGCGAATAAATTTTTCGGTTTTAGAACCACCATCGCCTACATCATTGATAAACAATTGATTCATAGGAACCGTAAAATAAACCGCATTTTCTGGTGGTTTTAAATATTCATGAGTCACCCCCCAATAAGACATTCCGGCTATATTTTTAATTAATCTAACGTTTTTATAAAAGAACGATCGAGAACCTTGAAACAAATGGTAGACTTCATATTTCAGGTTCTCTTTAAATTGGGCGGGTGAAAAATCCTCGGGTATTTCCAATATCATGTCCGCATCCAACAATAATAAATAATCCGCATCGGGCATTCCAATACATTGTTGTAGGGCAAATGTGCGATTATATCCAAAATCTTTGAATGGTTCTACGACAATCTTACCACTTATATCGCGATTTCTAAAAAAATCATTGATAAGTTGAACGGTATTATCGGTACTTCCGGTATCACATATACAATAACTATCTATAAGAGGTAATACAGAGCTTAATAGGCGCTCTATAATTTTACTTTCATTTTTCACAATCATATTTAGACATATTTTAGGCATATTTGAGAACCTATTATAATTTAATGTTCTCTATTATTTAAATTATTTTTATGAAATTCTTTTTTCCATATATATAATAACTTAGATATAAAAATAAAATGTCATTTACCAGATTTCATGACGACCCAGTACGTATTGCAAAACAAGTCGAAGATAGTTCATTCACCGGCAAATATAGATTAATGACCCCCGGACAAGGTATGGATTTACCATTTGTAGAAGATCCACACCTTCGTATGCAAGGTTGGGGTGCGAATTTCAGAACAAACACCGTGAATTTAGAGAGTGATTTATTAGGATTAACCCGCCCTTTAAATAGAGATTTAGTAGATATAAATGATTATAAACCACATGCGGTGGCTAGTACACAACCATCCTATAGAAATGCAGAACCTTTCGTACAAGAAAGTAGAGCAAGTCATCCAGCATGGATGTATAGAGATTTAGAACATGCGAGATGGGAATCTCCTTTATTAAATCCATTAAATGGTATTGAAAAAGGGTTTCATGATAATATCCAAACCCGAATTTTAGAAAAGGATTATTATCATCCTTCTGTTCCAGTCGTATCCGGAACGGAAAATCAAGAATATTATTTGACCGGACGTTCAATGTGTATTGGCAATGGAAAAAATGATTGTATCGGAACACTCTATGAAAATCGCATTCGATAAATTATTTAGAGGAATTTAATAATTCGTATTGATAAAATATTATATAAATGTATTATAATTATATAATAGAATGGAATTAGCTATTCCGGGAATTGCTCTTGGATTATTATATGTTGTAACAAATCAAAATAAAAAAAGTGAGAACTTTACAAATAAATCAAATGAATTACCAAATACGGACGCTCCGAATCGTAATTATCCCGAAGAATACCCAGTGGTATCCAGGGAAACCGATTTAACATCCAAATTATCGACTGTAAATAAATTTGATAGTGGAACCGGCGTATATACGGATAAATATTTCAATCCTACTTCGGTAAATAATATTATGGTCGAAGCACATAAATCCGAAAATAAGGGTGCTAGTTATTATTCGTTAACTGGTGATAAGGTAGATAGTAGTTATTTTCAACACAATAATATGGTTCCTTTCTTTGGAAGTCATGTTCGTAATCGTCATGTGAATGACAATACCAATGAAAGCGTATTAGATAATTATGTTGGTTCTGGTTCACAAACCATTTCCAAAAAAGAGGTTGCTCCTTTGTTTGCACCTTCTGAAAATCAACAATGGGCTCATGGTGCTCCAAATATGACTGATTTTTATCAATCCCGTGTAAATCCTAGCATGCGTATGGCAAATGTTAAACCGTTTGCGGATGAAAAAGTCGCACCTGGTTTAGGATTAGGTTATACAACCCAAGGCGCGGATGGTTATAATTCAGGCATGATGCATCGAGAAACCTGGATGCCAAAGACCGCAGATGAATTAAGAGTAGACAACAACCCTAAACCAACCGGATTTATGTTAATCGGTCATGAAGGTCCTGCCATGAGTAAAACCCCACACATCAGTCATACCGACAATATTGGTTTACAACAAAAGTATCGCCCAGAACGTGCATGGGAATGGGGAGAGGACCGTTTATTTACCACCGTAGGTGCTGAAAAAGGAAATACATTACGTTCCATTGAAATTGATAGAGAAACTGCCCGTCAAACATCTACGACGGATTATATTGGTGGAGCTGGATATAATAATTCAGCAGAATACATGCCAGGTGAATATATGCCATCACACAATCAACAATTAGGCGAAGTACCAATCGCAATCGCCAACGCCAACGGTCGTAATTATGCGACGGATGCGGACTATGGTATTAAATCTAAATTGGCATATCCAAACAATCGTACTGCGAATCATCAAGAAAGCTACTTTGGTTTAGTGAGTGGGAGTTTGGGAGCAGCCGTTGCTCCATTGTTAGACGTATTGCGTCCGTCGCGCAAATCAAATGTCATTGGTACATTAAGACCCTATCAAAATCCAGGAACCAAAGTTCCTGAATCATATATTTTCAATCCAGCGGATAGACCTGCACCAACGATTCGTGAAACGACTGAAAAATCGAAATTTCATATGAATATTGACCGTAACCAAAGAGGTGGCGCTTATGAAGTTTCCGAACATCAACCCATCGATAATAATAGACAACACACAAGTGATTTTTACTATGCTGGTAATGCGGGAGCAGGTGCAGGAACCCGACAAATGAAATCGTATGAAGCTGAATACAATCAACGCAATAATGATATTAAAAGTTCAACCATCGATGGACGTATGGTACCTGGAAATATGAAATTAATGAATGGCGATATTAATATGCGTCAAGTACATCGTGATGATTACTTAAAAAATAATCGTGCTGTAGCAGGAACCATGCCATATCAATCTGCGGATGTGACAAATATGGGACAATTACAAGGACAAAATAATTTATATCAAAATATACAGACGGATCGTAATAACGGTGATGTATTAAATGCATTAAAAGGTAATCCATATGTATTAAATCATGTAAAAGCATTATAGATAATAGGATAGGATAATAGGATAATATAATAATTGTTAAAAATGTATTGCGTATTGGCAATACATTTTTATTTTCGTTGTTTACGCATTTTTCTTGTATTACGTTTTCCACCATAGGTATGAGTTCGTTTCAATTTTGGCGGTACAAGAATAGTAGGCACATCTTTAAAAAATTCTTTTACGTTATCTTCTCCAAAACGTATTCTTTTTTTTTGAGTTCTCGGAGATTTAACATCTTTCCATGTTGTATTACGTTGTCGTGACAATTCATCTAAATAATTGTATTTTGCTAATGTCGTTTTAGTTAGTTTATTTCGTTGATTCAATTGTTTTAACATATTTAATTGTGTATCAATTGTTTCATTATCTAATTCATTTTCAAGTTGAGGATCAATTATGGGTCCAATTACTTTTTTTGTTTTAGTTTTAATTAATGGCATATTATATATTCTAAATATATTTTTCTTCGCACAATAATCCAAATAAGTAACTATTTTACATACGATACTGGATTATTTTCTGTGTTTACGGGTTCTATTTTTATGTGATTTTTTTCCACCAATTATATTATATTCTTTTGATTTTGTCTTTTTTGATTTAGATTTACTATTTCGTTTACGTTCTTTAAATAAATCTTTTATTTTTTTTTCGTATTCACTCGCTAATTGTTTTTCGTTTATTTCACCCATTATATATATTCTAAATATATTTTTCTTCACATAATTCTTCGCTACAATCCAAATAATTATCATTTTCAACTTCTCTCAAAATATTTTCAAAGACAGTCTTCGCCTTACCTTTCTTTTTTGGTTCAGTTATTTTCGCCGCAGTTTTTTCTGCTTTTACTGATTTTATTGCTTTTGGTTTTGGTTTTTTTATGATTTCTTCCTCACTAATATCATCATTGCTGTAGTCTTCATCATCTACAATAAAGCCATCCTTTACATAGCCTTCTTTGGTTCGACCAACATCGTCGGCTTCATCGTCGGTGGATAAATCACTGTCTTCATCTCCAATATCTTCAAATCCGCCATATAAAAATTCATATACGGTATTCCATTCGGATTTACTGATACTTTCTACTTTACCATCTATTTTATTGACTAATACACACGCTCCAAAAAATAAAGTATTATCCATAGGTGGTGGTAATTCATATTTATTTTCTTGTCCGGCACGCCCATTCGTTTTGCCATAAAGAGAAACTGAATATTTTTTACCTTCTATTTCTGCACCCCATTCCGTATGTAAATCAAACCCATCGGCACTTTTGAATCCGGCTTTTTTATATAATTCTTCTTCGTCAAATTTCTTGAGTTCTAATTCTTTGATTCTGCCTGTTTTTTCTATAATTAAAATATTGACTGACATGATTTAGATGAATAGATATAGAATATTATTTTTAAGTTATTTTTGATTTGTATTTATCAAATTTCATAATATATATTTAAGCCGTTCAAAAAATTAAAAGAATATCTACATAACAAGATATATTTAATCATTAAAATCAATGTTCTCAAATACTTTTTTAAATTTCGTATTTACAATTATAATTTCGGTACTCATTATATTTGTCGCTCAATATGTATGGAATTTTATAAAAGATAAATATTCTACGAAGAAAACAAAGTATTTAGTAAATAGTCAAATTGCCAAATATCGCCAACTATTACAAAATCAAGGCTCTCGTCTTCCACCGATAGATTTTGTTTCAGAAGAAGAAAGTCGTAATATGGAAAATGAATTATTGAATTACGTGAATACATTATCGGTGTCAAACAAATAATATTTTCAAAAGAATATAAACATATGTCGCTTTATATAGTAGTGCAATTCGTCAATATGGAATTATCGCAATTACAAATGAATGATTTGATGAAACGTTTCCCCGACTTTGAACTTTCCTATGAAACTGTTTCCCATAAGAAAGTTTCCAATTCTTATAATATTTGTTTAGCCATACCCCATGGTAAAAAATCTTATGCGTGGTTTACCTTTTTTGGCGAAGAAGACAAATGTATATTATTAGACATCAATCGTGAAAAGAAAATTAGTAAAGGTACTGTTTTAGACGTAGAATTCTCGAACCATTTAGAGCATGGTACCTTAGTCTATGGCACCATTGTCGAAAATGAAAGCGGCGAATATAATTTTTTTGTCATTGAAGATATTGTTTTTTATAAAGGGTTACATTTGAAAAATGTGATTTTTAAAGAAAAAATGGATTATATCAATGAATTGATGACATCCATTACCCCGATATTTAAAACCAAAAAATCATTGGTTTTTACGTTACCAATCATGTGGGATATTTATAATAATAATGATTTTGAATGTGCGACTTCATTGCCCGATACAATCAATCAAATTATACCCTACACTACACATCATTTACAATACCGTTGTTTTAATATAATCAAACCTTATTTGAATTCAGTGATTACTCGTAAATTGAATTTTTCTGATACAGTGAAAGAACCCGCGAAAAAAGTATCTACACATGTATTTGATACTATACCACTACGTATGGATTTTTTCAAACCACAATATAAATATCCTACGATTTTTCAAGTAACTGCGGATTTACAAAATGATATATATCATTTATTTGCATATGGTAAAAACAATCGTCCGGTTTATTATAATGTTGCCTATATACCAACCTATAAAACAAGTGTCTTTATGAATAGTTTATTCCGTAAAATAAAAGAAAATATTAATATTGATTACATAGAAGAAAGTGATGATGAAGAAGAATTCCAGAATATAGATGAAGACAAATATGTAGATATAGATAAGGTATTATTAATGGAATGTATATTTCACACGAAATTCAAAAAATGGGTTCCTATGCGGGTTGTTGCAAATGAGAATAAAGTCGTTCATATTTCTAAATTATGTAATGATATAAATGAATCGCCACAATACAATCACCATAACAACCAACATCGTCATCAACAAAATAATTACGAAAATAAAAACCAAAACAATAGAAATCCAGGACAATATGTAAGACAACAACAAGGACAAAGTATGCCAGAAAAAAGACAATACGTCCAACAAAATAATAGAAATCAACGTCCTTGTTATACAAAATCAAATTTCTAAGTCATAATATTATATTTCTATAATATATAATGCCAGCATTATCTTTTAGCGAAGTCGGAAATACAAAGGTCTTACCTGATGTCAAAGTTACATCTACGGGTGGCAATAGTGCCGACTATGGAAGTAAACAAGTCGGTGGAAAAAAAAGGAAACAATCTAAAAAATCTGTTTCAAAAAAAGCAAAGAAAGCCAAGCGCTCAAAATCTAAAAAAAATTCTTCCATGAGAAAGAGTTTAATATCAAGATTGAAATTTTGGTAAATAATTAATCGTCTTCTTTGGGTAAATTACTTATATCGATAAGACATTTACCACCAAATACCGTTTTTTTCGTTTCGGGTTCAATATCTTCGTCTTCTTCTTCAACGTTACCAGCGGTTTCATTTGTTTTAGATGTCGTAGCACTCACTGCTTCAACCTTTGGTTCAAATACGCGTTTCCATGTTTTATCTTCCGCCCAATCGATTGACATATGGGTATATTTTTTACTTTCTATTTCTCTAATCCGATAATTACATTTTTTATAATATCGCCTGCGTTGCGCCCATTGATTTTGAAAAATATCATGTGAATCTACGATATCTACAATAATCGGTTTTTCGTGTTTTTCTCTCAATATACGACCAACGGATTGGGTGATATCGGTTTTTGGGGTTACCATCACTAATGTGGATAAGGTTTTTATATCTAATGCTTCCGCTGCCATCGCATAGGTCGCCAACACGATTTGTTTTGTTTCTGTTTCTTGTAAATTGGTTTGTTTCATTCCGCCTACATAAAATCCGACACTCGCAATTTTTCTATGGTTGATTGCGTCATACAAATAAGTTAATAACGACCGATTATGACATAATATCATGATTTGTTTTTCGGCTTCTTCTTTGATTAAATCTCCAATGACCCCTACGATAAAATCACTGCGGCGATTATAATCACACAGTTTGACAATCATACTACTATATTTGGTATTTCCTCTGAAATCCACTTCGGTTTCATTAAATACCGCATCGTCTACTTTATATTGTATTGCCCGTACACATACGGGGTCCGAATTTTCCCGACTTTCACTATATATTTTATCACCAATAAACATATACAAAACCCGGGTTAAGTTGTCTTTACGATCTACTGTCGCGGATATACCCAACATATAGGGGGTAATCGTTTTAAAGAGTGTTTTAGAAAATTGTTCGCTACCAATACGGTGGACTTCATCTATAATCGTCAATCCAAAACAGGAAAACGCATTTGCGCCATAATCTTTATCATATAATGTTTGGACCATACCAATCACTATATCATTGCCTTTTACGTCAAATGTCGGTCCTTGTATTTTACCGACTGTGGCGGTTGGTAAAAATTCGCTAATACGTTCTATCCATTGATTCATTAGAAATTCTTTGTGTACTATAATGAGTGTCTTTTTTTTGAGTAATGAAATAATTTTTAACGCCATTATCGTATTATGGGTTACTGTAAAATCATCTAAGACAAAACGTCTATTTCCATCTATTTCAAAACCATAATAGTCATCTATACCTATTTTTTCTAATTTTATTCTATATTTTAAACAATCACGTATTAATTCTCGTTGATGTGCTTTTTTTCGGATACAATTTACTGGTATATCTTCTAATCCAGATCCGCATATTGTTGTTTTAAAATATGTTCCCGTCACTGGTCCATTTTTGCTATTCTTACAAGTTTTTTTTATTTTTTGTTTAAATGATACAAACCCCAATGATCGAGATATAAATACAATATCATCTAATAATCTTTCATTTTTTTGTGATATTTGATAACAATTATCTTTATAATAACCATCGGAATCTATTAGACCTGCTAATATTTCTAATTGAACTTTACGTGAATTACATTTATAATCCATTGGAATATGTTTATTATTAATTAAATTATTTTTACGTAAGAAATTCAAGAATATATTACTTTTATGAGAAGTATTTGGATTTGTAGAATTTATCCTATAATCATACTGACATCCGGTATACTTTAAATATAATGTTTTATGTTTTGTTTTGAAACAATCGGCTATATATTTTATAACAGTAGATTCTTGGGTTGTTATTCTGGTGCCGTTTGACGCACCGTCACCCAGCCAATAACCTAACAAATATGGGTCAAATTCAACTTCTTTTTCTTTAAATTGAATAGGAACACGATAACCTAATAATGGTCCTCCTCTGCCATGATAACTTTTTGGTAAATTTAGATAATCTAATACTGACATATCTATTACGGAATTTTTCGGAGTATTTTTATTTAAATAAGTACTTGTTTTTAATGATAAAATATGACTTTCATTTACTATATATCCTTCTCCTTTTACAGATGATACTTTATACATCATTTCTCTACCCCTTGCCAACGACAATACATTTCGAGGGGTAGAATCATCTCCCATTAAGACATCTCCTACTTTTATATCCTGAACGAGTTTTATAGAGCCATCATACATTAATATTTTAGTATCTTTACCCAAACATTTGCCCCTTCCACACGGAACCTCCAATATACCGCCACTGCCATTATGCAGAGAATTTATGCAGATGGGTTGTTTTACATGGTCCATATATACCCCTATAATTTTTTCTTGATAATCCCTTAATTGTTTGGTAAATTCCACATGGATATCCTCACCAGGTTCTATTTCAGAATTCGGCGGCATACCATAACGAGCTATACCATAAAACCGTGGAATATAAATTTTATTCGAACTTTCGCGATATACATGAAATGCGGCGGATTCATCTTTATTTGCGGCGAATTGCGGTCCAGGAACAAAGGGTTTTACATATAAATCCTCACGTAAGAATTTGTCATCTTCTTCGGTCAATGCGGATTTGGGAATAGTATACCCTTTTTTGCCGAGATAAGATTGTTCGCAAATGAGAGATTTATATTCAGGTGTTAATATGGTTGTTTCTTTTTTTGGGGGGGTAGGTGTAATGGGTTTTTTATAGAAAACGGGCTTTTTTTTGTAATTCATTTTAGACATTTGTTTACTATATTTTTATTTAGCATAATAATCAATTTTTCCCAATATAAAGATATTTTCTATATCTTTACTAAATTTTATATATTGGTATGTTATATAATGCAATTGACAAACCCATTCAAATCTTTACCAAATCCATTAAAAAATGTAACAAATCCTTTTAAAACATTCTCTACCATTGAATTATCTTTACTCGTCGTTTTTATTATTTACATTATATTACCTATTGATACACCAACATTTTTATCTGGTGCTATTGAGAACCCAATCACTTTAGTTGTTATGTTTGGAATTACCGTCTATTTATTTATGTATTCGAATCCAATTTTAGCTATTTTATATATTTTTGTGGCGTATGAATTATTACGCCGTAGTTCAAAACCAACCGTTATAAAAGCCGTCCAACATACACCAACACAAGTAACAAAAGATAAAGAAATGAAACAAATGAACCCAAAAAAGGCTGAAACATTAGAAGAAGAAATTGTTTAAAAA